TTGTCAAGTCAGGTGGAAATACCGGTATAAACAATGGATACTTATTCCTTGATGGGTATGGCCTTGATGGTTCAGGTAATCCATTGTATCCCGCAAATACTGCATTCACTTATATTGGAGACATTGTGGATGAAGGGTTACTTATGGGCCCCACAGGCCCACAAGGATACACGGGTCCAACAGGACCAACGGGTCCAACGGGTCCAACGGGTCAAACGGGTGCAACAGGTGAAACTGGTCCAACCGGCCCAACCGGTCCAACGGGTCCAACGGGTCCAACTGGTCCAACGGGTCCAACCGGTCCAACGGGTCCAACTGGTCCAACGGGTCCAACGGGTCCAACCGGAGGCACCGGTCCAACAGGTCCAACTGGTCAAACTGGTGCAACTGGTGAAACCGGTCCAACTGGTCCAACCGGTCCTACTGGATGCACCGGTCCAACTGGTCCAACTGGTCCAACTGGTCCAACCGGTGGCACGGGTGGCACGGGTCCAACCGGACCAACCGGTCCTACTGGATGCACCGGTCCAACTGGTCCAACTGGTCCAACGGGTCCAACCGGATGCACCGGTCCAACGGGTCCAACCGGACCAACGGGTCCTACTGGAGGCACAGGTCCAACGGGTCCAACCGGTCCAACGGGTCCAACGGGTCCAACCGGACCAACGGGTCCAACGGGTCCAACCGGCGGAACGGGTCCAACGGGTCCAACGGGTCCAACGGGTCCAACCGGTGGTACTGGTGGTACTGGTGGCACGGGTCCAACGGGACCAACGGGACCAACGGGACCAACTGGACCAACGGGACCAACGGGTCCAACGGGTCCAACAGGAGGCACGGGTCCAACTGGTGAAACTGGTCCAACCGGCCCAACTGGTCCCACTGGTGGTACTGGTCCAACAGGTCCAACTGGTCCAACTGGTGGCACTGGTGGAACTGGTCCCACAGGTCCAACGGGTCCAACCGGTCCTACCGGTCCTACCGGTTCTACCGGTGGCACTGGTCCAACGGGTCCAACCGGTCCAACCGGTCCTACTGGTGGAACGGGTCCAACCGGTCCAACCGGTCCAACCGGTCCAACCGGTCCAACTGGAGGCACGGGTCCAACCGGTCCAACCGGTCCAACCGGTCCAACCGGAGGCACGGGTCCGACAGGTCCAACGGGTCCAACGGGTCCAACGGGTCAACCCGGTCCAACCGGTGAAAGAGGTCCAACTGGTGAAACTGGTTCAACTGGTCCTGCAGGAAAAGGGTTTGTTATTTTTACAACGATTGATAATTCAAATGACCTTCCAACGATTTCTCCACAACCTTCAAATTTAGGTGAATTTGTTTTGGTAAGAGGGGGTGAAATTTACATATACCTCGGAGCAAACAACGGTAACACCGGCCCATTAAATGCGTACAAACACAGTGGAGATGTAACAGATGATGCAAAACTTATTGGACCAACCGGTTCAGTTGGTCAAAGAGGTTCCACAGGTGAAACCGGCCCAACCGGACCAACGGGTCCAACGGGTCCAACGGGAAGCACGGGTCCAACCGGCCCAACCGGCCCAACCGGACCAACCGGTTCAACCGGCCCAACAGGCCCAACAGGCCCAACCGGCCCAACCGGACCAACCGGTCCAACCGGTCCAACCGGATGCACTGGTCCTACGGGTCCAACTGGAGGCACTGGTGGTACTGGTCCAACCGGTCCAACTGGAGGCACTGGTCCAACGGGTGAAACAGGTCCAACGGGACCAACGGGACCAACGGGACCAACGGGACCAACGGGACCAACGGGACCAACGGGACCAACGGGACCAACGGGACCAACGGGACCAACGGGACCAACGGGACCTACTGGACCCACCGGTCCTACTGGACCCACCGGTCCAACTGGTCCAACTGGTCCAACAGGTCCAACCGGAGGCACTGGTGGTACTGGTCCGACAGGTCCAACCGGAGGCACCGGTCCAACCGGAGGCACCGGTCCAACCGGCCCAACTGGAAGCACTGGTCCAACCGGAGGCACCGGTCCAACTGGCCCAACTGGAAGCACCGGTCCAACCGGCCCAACCGGCCCAACGGGTCCAACTGGTGGTACTGGTCCAACTGGTCCAACTGGTCCAACTGGTGGCACTGGTGGAACTGGTCCCACCGGTCCAACCGGACCAACGGGTCCAACTGGAGGCACGGGTCCAACTGGCCCAACTGGCCCAACTGGAAGTACTGGTCCAACTGGTGGTACAGGAGGCACAGGTCCAACCGGTCCGACTGGAGGCACGGGTCCAACGGGTCCTACTGGAGGCACGGGTCCAACGGGTCCAACCGGCCCAACTGGCTCGACTGGTCCAATTGGTCCAACCGGTAAAGATGGTTTTGCAACAAATACGGGTTCAACCGGTCCAACTGGTGCAAGAGGTGATATTGGCTCTACTGGTTCGACCGGACAAGTTGGTCCAATGGGTTCAATTGGTGCAACTGGTCCAGGAATAACGGGTCCAGTTGGAAGACGGTTTAACTTGAAAGCATTTTTTGGAACATCCGCAGAATTTTTAGAAGAAGATATTACTAAATTACAGTGGCCTCTAGCAAATCAAGTTGATAGTGAGACATTTGACTCCAGTTTAGCTCCATATAACACATACCCTAACCCAGGCCCTCTTTATGGAATTCAAATTGGTGACTTTGTATTAGTTAGAGGAGGAGACCTGTATATGTTTACTGGTAATGTTTCAGGAAGTACTGGAGTCGGACCGTACAGTTCAGACCCAAATGCAGCTAACGTTTTTATTGACATTGATAATCAGTTAGTACCATTGAGTAGTTCAAGCGATTCAAAGATGTTTGAGTATGTTGGTGACATTGTAAATGAAGGATTGCTGATAGGCCCAACCGGTCCAACCGGTGGTACCGGTCCAACTGGAGGTACTGGCCCAACGGGTCCCACTGGTCCCACCGGTCCAACCGGTCCAACCGGTGGAACTGGTCCAACCGGTCCAACCGGTCCAACCGGTCCTACTGGATGTACCGGTCCAACGGGTCCAACCGGTCCAACCGGTCCAACCGGTCCAACCGGTCCAACTGGAGCAACGGGTCCAACGGGTCAAACTGGTGCAACTGGTGAAACCGGTCCAACCGGCCCAACCGGTCCAACTGGAGGCACTGGTCCAACGGGTCCAACTGGAGGCACTGGTCCAACCGGTCCAACCGGTCCAACCGGTCCAACCGGTCCAACCGGAGGCACGGGTCCAACCGGTCCAACGGGTCCAACGGGTCCAACCGGTCCAACCGGTCCAACCGGTCCAACCGGTCCAATCGGTCCCACTGGTCCAACCGGTCCCAAAGGTATAAATGCCACATCTTCAGGTTTAACGTTATTTTTAAGCAACTCAGCTTATCCAAGCAACAATAGCGCGCCCGACTTGAGCGGAAGCTTGATTTATCAGCCTAATGATTTGGTTTCAAGCGTATCATATGCCTTTTCTGGAAACGCTGATAATGCGGAACATTTGGTAGCAAAGTACACTAGCGCGCAAAATGTTGTAGGGTCCACTATCATTAAGCCAGGATTGTGGGATGTTAATGCATATACCACAGTAAATAGCACGAGTGACCAAATTGTCATGTACTCCAAGTTCTATTACATAGATGTTACAAACGGAAACACTCCTGTTCTTATCGTTGATGGAGCATCCAACTACTCCAACGTAGCACAAAGTTTGGGACAGCAGCTGTTAACTGTTTCCAACTATATTCCATTGACAACAATGCCAAGTGCAGCATGTCCCATAATGATAGAAATATATGTTCAGCAACCGACCGGAAGTACCAACAATAAGACATTCACGATTACGATGAATAATAATTCACCATCACATGTGCATACAAGTCTTGATTGGCAGAATGGTCCAACCGGAAGTGATGGAGCTACTGGTCCAACTGGAGGTACGGGCCCAACGGGTCCAACGGGTCCAACGGGTCCAACGGGCCCAACTGGAGGCACAGGTCCAACGGGTCCAACGGGTCCAACCGGTCCAACCGGTCCAATTGGAGGAACAGGTCCTACCGGTCCTACCGGTCCAACGGGCCCAACTGGAAGCACGGGTCCAACGGGTCCAACGGGTCCAATGGGTCCAACGGGTATAACCGGCTCGACAGGTCCAGCCGGAAAAGGATTTGCTATTTTCTCGACGATTGAGACTTCAAATGACCTTCCAACTCTGTCTCCACAGTCTTCAAATTTGGGTGAGTTTGTTTTAGTAAGAGGAGGTGAATTATACATATACCTCGGAGCAAACAACGGTAACACTGGTCCGTCAAATGCATACAAACACAGTGGAGACGTAACAGATGACGCAAAATTAATTGGACCAACGGGTTCAAACGGTACTGTTGGCGGAACCGGTCCGGTTGGTCCAACTGGTGCAGGAACCTTGCTCACTTTCCAGACCGTAAATCGCATCGGAGGAGACGTTTCCTACAACAATGTCAGGATAGTTGAACTTGACGCGGCAACTGGGTATGGTCTTACCGGGGATGCTTCCAACAACTATGTCCGCTTGACCATTGAATCAACATTTAAAACTTGGAAAGTTGCTGGTCAGACAGACTTGGTTGCTTCTGGTTTGGACACAGCCACATTTGTCGAAGGCAGCAACATACGTCTTACTACCGACAACAGCGGCGGCGTTAAATCACTGACGATTGGGGTTACTGGAATGGGTGTATTTGAAAAGGGTAGTTCAAATAGCATTTACTATACTGCGGGTACTGTCGGCTGTGGAACAAGCACTCCAGATGCAAGCTACAATCTGGATGTCAGCAATAATGGTATTAAGACCACCAGTATAAATGTAGTGAGTGACTACAGAATCAAGCAAAATGTGGAACCAATTGATGTTGCAAATGCTCGATTCTCAATCGATTCCATGCAGCCAGTAACTTATTTCAACACCCTGACCTCAAGAAATGAGCACGGATTTATTGCACACGACCTTCAAGACAAGTACCCGGAGCTGGTTTCGGGAATAAAGGATGCTGCTGAGCTGCAATCCGTGAACTATAATTCGATGGTGGCAATGCTTGTCAGTGAAACGCAGCTTCTGAAACAACAAGTCAAGGCGCTTCAAAATGAAATTCAAACACTCAAGCGGTAAGTACGTAAACGATGAATCGATGTAAGTAAGGTAAGTAAGGTAAGTAAGGTAAGTGAAAGTAAAAATGTACATGTAAGTGTAAGAATGCAGCACGTAAGTGAGTGAAATAATAAAATAAAGTGGTGTAACTAAATTATTTTAAAACCTGGTTCACGGTTTTAAAATAAAGTTAATTTATATACATATACATACATAACATACAAAACATACAAAACATGAACGCTATTATCGCATTTTTGAACTTTTTCAAAGGGGTCATATCCAAATTATTGCATGAGTTAAGTAAATTGAAAAACAGCGTAACAGAAGATACAAAGGCACTATTTGTTGTCGTTGCATTCATTGGATTCATTGCATTTTCAAACTATAAAGAAAAACATATTAGTGAATCAAACTGAATTAATTTGTTAATTTGTATGCCTAATAGTATTTAAACAGTTTCTATTTTAAAACGTATACTTCTGAATTCTTAAAAATTGAAGTTGACTTCTTTAACCAGAAACCCGAACCTTTGAAAATGTCAGAAACAACGCTGAAGCTACTAGACAGTCTAGACACACACATGTCAAACTATTATATATATGAAGGATACACTGCACAAGATAGAACTCAATCTGAATTTTTTTCAAACCTGGTAAGACCCTATGAGGCTAAACGCATTCTTGAAATTGGATTCAACTCAGGCCACAGCTGTGTTACACTGATGTCATCGGGCACACCTGACTGTACAATGGTTAGCTTTGACCTTGGTGAGCACTACTATGTAGACAACGCAAAACTGTTTGTAGACGCGACATTTCCAAACCGGCACACACTTATAAAGGGCAACAGTCTTGAAATGATTCCAAAATATGCGGAAGACCATCCAAACGAAACCTTTGACGTGATATTCATTGACGGCGGACATTACACGGACGTTCCATTGCAAGACCTTATCAACTGCATGGAGTTAGCTCATAAAAATACACTTGTAATTATGGATGACATTGTACTCGTGAATAAAAAGGCGATTAAGAATTGGAATCATTCGCCAAATTACGGTTGGACGCTACTGTGCGACTGCAATTATCTTGTTGATACGGGCGCCAAAGAATTTATGGACGTAAGACCGAATGACGGTCGCGGACTTGCGTGGGGAAAGTACAACGTGGATAGGTTAAAATCCGAACCTAAACATAAACGATACAAGCCACTTTTTAAAAATCAAAACCGAACTACCCTCTTGAATACACTAACCCATTTTTACAGTAGTCGGGATAGTTTAAAGCTAGCTGCATCTTCCGAAACGTACTTGGATTACTTTGAAAACCACGAAGAAAAAGAAACTCAACTTGCCTTGTTTTACAAGGGGTTTGCACTGGCTTATTCTGAACGTGAAGAAGCCATTCGATGTTATGAAACATTGTTGCAAATTCCGAATGCGGCAGATGATTTGAAGTTTTTTACAAATTGTAACTTGCCTAATTTGTACACGGCATCACCTCATGAACAAGCACGCATTCCAAAAGTAATTCACTTACTGTATTTCGGCGAAACAGAGTTTCACAACTTTCATGACAGGTGCGTGCGGTCCATGCTGTTTCACATGTTGGATTACAAGGTTGTAATTTATAACAACACGGAACCGGTTGGAAACCCGTACTGGGATAAGCTGAAAACGCATCCGCGCGTCCGGATTGAACACATTGACGTTCCCACCCACTTTGACGGGTTTGAACTGGCGCATTTTCAATATAAGGCCGATGTGGTTCGTATGGAAATATTATACAAATACGGTGGTGTTTACCTGGACTTGGATATGTTGATTGTAAAAAACTTTGACGAAGTGTTCAACACCAACAAAAGCTTGTATCTTTCAAAGGAAGGGGACGGTCCAGGACTTATTAACGCGTTTATTGCTGCTAAACCGCAAAACGAGTTCATCAAAATATGGCTGGATAATTTCAAAACCGGGCTGCGTATGGGTGTATGGGCGTACCACATTCGAGAGACCAATCGGTTGCTGCTTGAAAAAAATCCGTATTACGCGTCGAAATTCAGAATTGAAATTTTAAAGTGCGACAATTTTTTTCCTATTTCATGGACAGAACGTCACGTATTTGATGGGTCCCGCAAATTTGAATTTAAAGACAACAACTACGGGGTGCACTTGTTCGAAACCATACTGTTTGATGTTGTCAAGAAAAACGACTTTTTTAATTACATTCCTGACGCAGACGTGTGCATTGACAAGCAATACGAGCACGCGTGTCTCACAGAAGAAATGCTAAAGTTTTCGTATCCTGTTTCTGAGTTAATGCGCGTTGTGAATGAAGTGGTGGTTATTACAACCGAGGAGCGCACTGACCGTCATGCTGAAATTAGTAAAGAGCTGCTTTCAAAAGGGCTAGCCTTTACCTTTCTGCAAAACAAGTTGAACCCGGTTCCAGTAATTGGCTGTTTGGAAGCACACATTAGCGCGATTCACCATGCGAAAGAACGCAACTATGATGCAGTTATGATTCTTGAAGATGATGTGGTCATTCAAGACAGTTTTTGTAACTTTTCCAGGAAAAAACTGCCTGCTGAATGGGACATGCTCTACTTTGGAGGCATTTTAACCCACACCATTGAAGGTCAAGTCGGGGACTGGATTCGAGGCATGATATGGTGCAACCACGCTTACATTGTTAAAAGGTCAATGTATGATGAAATTTTGAATTATTATTATAGTGACTATTTACGACAAGGCAAGGCGCCGGTAGCAATTGAAGTAAAACCCGAAGGTACAAATGTATATAAACCGGAATTAAGAAAAACACTGGCAATTGACGACATGTATTCTGGACACTTTAACAAAATTAAAAAGTGTTGGCTGTCGGTGGACCAGTACTTCATTCAACGCGAAGACTTTAGCAATATTGATAACCGAGTGAAATGGGCCAATAACTTTAACTGGAACACGTTTTCGTTGAAATACATTTAGCATTTAGCAAAATTTATAAAAACTATAAAATAAATAATAAGTTAAATACTATATATTATTGGATACAACATACTATATAAAAAACAATACAATAAAATGTTAAACGATTTGAAACAAGCATTCTCTAGTATGGTTGGTGGCGCCGCATCATCTGTCGCTTCTGCAGGAGCGGGCGCAGGAGCAGCATCAACTGATTCCGGTAACAGTAAATTTATCATGTACGCTGTAGTCGCAATTCTTTTTCTAGGGGTTTCGTATTGGGCGTACACCACGTATGTCGGACCCTTGTTTTCGGATTTTAATTTGAACGTGAAACAAGGTTCTTCAAAAACCAAAAATGAAGATGGTGCAGAGACACAAGACTTAAGCAAGATGCCTACTGCTGAAATTTACTTGTTCAAAGCCGACTGGTGTCCGCACTGCAAACGCGCCATTCCCATTTTCAACAACGTAAAGAGCAAGTACCATGACACGTCGGTGAACGGGCACCGGGTTATTTTTAGGGTGGTCGATTGCGATGCCGAGCCCGCTCTTGCAGAGAAGTTCAATATTGAAGGTTATCCCACGATTAAAATGGTCAAAGATGGTGAAGTTATCGAATTTGATGCAAAACCCGAAGAAGATGCTATTATTCAGTTTATGAACAGTGTGATTTGATTTAATTTTTAAATTTTTAATGAAACTAGTCAATGCAATGGATGAATGAATTAAAAAAATTAAAAATTAAAATTGAAGGTTGTTTAACAACCAAATCGATATAAAAATATAAGGCTATTATAATAGTAAGCACAGTAAGCAATGGCAGCAGCAATGACAAAGCATTCGATTGTGGACTTTTCAGAGTCAGAGTCAAATTGTTACTCGGATTGTATGGCAACCCGGAAAATAACCATACCGTACAACGAAGTTACAAAACATGCAGGAACGGGAAAAGTAATTGAAATGATTCGAAAGCATATTTCTAGCCAGATTGAGAACAAGTGCACAGTTGAGGGATTTGTCCACCCTAACACGTGCAAAGTGCTGTCGCATTCTAGCGGGATGCTTCAGGGTCAGAATGTGGTGTTTGACGTTGCTTACAAATGTTCTGTGTTTCTACCGTGCGAAGGGGCAGTCCTAGTGTGTCGTGTCAAATCAATCACTGGTGCGGGCATTCTTGCCGGAATTAACCATGCGTCTGTTGTAAACCCGGTTGTTGTTTACGTGTTACGTGAACATCATTCTTCAGAATTGTCCAGCAGTTATTTTAACTCGGTAAAACCAGATTCAGTGATACGCGTACGCGTGGTTGGTCGCCGGTTTGAACTGAACGATACACACGTTTCCGTAATTGGTGAACTGTTGCACGCAGACGGTGTCAACGAATACATGGATACACGTAGGCCGATATTTGAAACGGGTAAACCAAAACAACAAAAAGAACAAAAAGAACAAAAGGAACAAAAGGAACACCCGATACAAAAAAAAAGTGACCAACCCGCATCTGGTAAAGTTCCTGGAAAAACTAGTGGTAAAGAATTTTATTTTGAACATCAAGATGACATCGCATCGTGCGGACGTCACGCACTCAATCATTTGGTTCAACGCAAAGCGTTCACGTTTTCAACAGATGCTGAAGGAGCGCATTTTGACTTGATTATTCCACCGCAGGAACCAATCAATTTGCAACAGCTGTGTTTGACGATGCGCAATACAGTGAAGCATATTCCAGGAATTGAGGACGAGTTTGTGTGTTTGGATTACGAAAACCACAGTCTTCCGTTGCTTATGGCCGGACTTTCACTTGTAAACCATGAAATGGATGATAACCCGTCGTCAGATAAAGATGTTGTGGCAGGTATGATTTTATCGTTATCCTCCGGCGCCGCTTCTGAGTGGAAGATGTTAGTGAACGAGAACGGTTCGCCACGCGGAGGCCACTGGACAGCGGTACTAAAGAATCGTGATGACCCTAAAGTGTACTACTTCAACTCGTTGCTTCAACGAGTGGAAACGTATAATTCTGTGGATGAATTTGTTCGCAAGTATATTCAAAGAGCATCTGCTCGGACACAGTTTGCATTTGTTCGACCTGTTTCTCGTTACAAAAATCCATTACTTCGATATGCGAGTCTTGAATAAATTGCACGGTGGATAAAAATAAAAATAAAAGTAAAAATAAAAAATAAACGAGAATACTAAAAGTAAAAGTGAAGATAATGCCGAAACCGAAAAGTAAAAAACGGCGTTTGTCCAATATATACGTGTGCGGGAAAAAATCCAAAGGGCATATTCTTCCAGTTACAGAATTATTGATTTCGTCAGCAGTTACGTTTGAAGTAACTCCGCAAAGCATTCCTTTTTTAACCGAGGCATTCAGTTACGCGCGAGGCGCTTGGTTTAAATTTTTAGTTATCGAGAATGATGTCACAAGTTGCAACACCGATAATAATGGAAATAATGAAAGGTACCGAATGTTTGTGTGTAATGGGGCCGCCATAAATCGGCATTCGGTCATTTACATTCATGCAATTGCGTATATTTTATCGACTCATGGATTCGAAAATGACCCCACTTGTAAATATTACACCTTTTTGAAGGCGTACAATGACATCATTGCATGCAAAGACTCTAAAAGAGGGTATGCCACTTGCAGTGAACAGCTCAAACGCACGCTGAATCGAGAAATTAAAAAAAATTTCGAGTGTATGCGGGTTGTTTCGGCTGGTTCAGGTACAGTATTTGAATCCAGAGACGGCGGACACGCGAATTACGAGATATGTCTGAATACGAAGTCCGGTCATTATAGACCGTCTTTGAAAGACGTTGACTTTGCAAAATCGTTGTTGGAAAATATAATTCAAAAAATGGACGTTAGAGGTAGAATCAAAGTGAGTTCGCGATATAAGTCTTCAAAACAAACAATTCGAAACGTATTCGGAGATAGAGCCGAATCAAAGGTTGGAATATGCATTCCAAAAAATAAAATATAGGTTAGATTATTTATATACTCAAACAATTTAAGCAAACCCCATGCCATCGAAAAAAAAACGATTCTCACGCTCAAAACGTTATAATCCGACTATCAGAAGAAATAAAAATAAACTAAAAAAAATCCAAACTGGAGGTACCAAATCCAAATCAGATATACTCGTTGAAACTTCATCTGGTCACTGGGTGGATGCATATCCGTATCAAAAGAAGGCGTTTAGAGATTTTATACAAAGATATAAAACGGATTCGACGTTTAGTAATATTGCGGGTAATTTTAATCCTGAAAACAGGTATACCTATGATAAAGAAGGCATTAAATTTACCGTTTTTGGAGAAATGTATATCGTGAGAGATGATGGAAGCCGAATGCGTATTAAAAGCGTTTTACGACCAGAAGGTTCACCAGAACGAGATTACGACGATGAAGAACCAACTGGAATCAATGATAAATATTTTTTCAGCACTTCTGTAGGTGATTATTATTTCAACAATACAATCAATAAAAAAATTGAACATAATAAAGCGGCGCGTAAAAATTTCACAGTTGATGACAGATACGAATTTATTCTTTTACCTGAAGAAGTTCAAATTCAAGGCCTGGCTATAAAAAATATAGGTACAGTTCGTATAGGTAGTACAAATTATCCATTATTTTATAAGTTTATACCAGGGCATGTTTTAGATCAAATCCACTACTATTGAAATTTGAAATACTTTATAACTTTATGTATCGTGGCTTATGCGCAAAGAATTTCCAGTACCATGGCCCATGGTACACGAGTTTCACATTTGAATTTTCGTCAGGTAACATTAGTACCGACCGAACATATTTGGCTTCTTTGTTTTCAATATCCCAGCTATGAAAATGAATTGTAATGCTATAATACGCCTCTCCGCTACCAGCTGCTGTAGTATGTCGTTTCATAATAACGCGAGAAATATCCCCGTACCGTTTGAAACACTCTTTTACAAATGTTTCCGTGACTTCGTATTCATCTTGTGCTCCATAATGCGTTTTGGAAAACGGAATGCATATGCTTGGAAAAGACAATGACTCCTCGACGCGGTCCATCTTTTTCAGTAATTTCAGTGATATTGATACCGCCATTATGAGAACTTGGGCGCTACTGTTTCATCAATTTTTATGAATTTATGAATTTATAATAAATCAATAAGTCAATAAATTTTTATCCATAAAATATTATATAGTATACTATTAAATTTAACCAATTAAGTCATTTGTGAATATGAAGTTGAACGGTATACACTTATTTGGAATTCTGTTTTTGTCCTTACTTCTAGGAAGTGTTTTAGGAAAAATGCTAGGCGGTAGTGGAATGAAAGAAGGGAATACGTCTATGCGTATGAACCAACACACCGGCGGAGAACAAAGCGACGTTTCTGAAGTGCCGTTAGAGCCGCCTTCTGATACTTCTGAAACGCCTGAACCAAAATCAAATGCGGCTGCGGGCGATTCTTCCAGCGAAGATAGTTCCGCCGGTTCCGAACCATTTACATCCCTGTTTGACTCCATTTTACCATCTAATGTAGGCACCCTTGAACCGTTCATGTTTCCTTCTTTGGAAGGCCTAGCAAATAAGTCAGACACTTCAAAAGGAATTACAAAAGACCAAATTCCTCCCGGTCAGGAGCACTTGTACGTATTGAAATCTCAGGTTGTGCCTCCATCGTGTCCTGTGAATCCTGGATTCAACCAAAAAAACTCTGAATATCCTGATGGTGAAGAGGGTGAAGACGGTGATGGTACAGAGGGCGCTTTCGACCAAGATGGGTCCAGTGGGTTGAGTAACGGCCTGGGTGCGGCATTCAACGGTTCGGGTAGCTCTAAAAATAAAAAGTGCCCACCATGCCCCGCATGCGCCAGATGCCCGGAACCGTCATTTGAATGCAAGAAAGTTCCAAATTATTCGGTGAGTGCCAACGGGTCAATGTCCGTGCCACGTCCCGTACTTGCAGACTTTACCCAGTTTGGAATGTAATTTGAATTTCAATTTGAATAAATTGCGTAAAATTATCATGTTTTTAAGCTTTATTATAGTATTACTAACATGTTTATTGAAAGCGCTGCAATTTCAATTGTATATTTTATTTTAAGGTTTATTGAAATGAGATTTGTTTCAGGAGAAACACTTCCACTTAAAGCCATGATTCAAAACGTATTGTCTGTCTATGCTGCAGCAGTTGTTGGATTGTACACTTTAAAACAATTTAACCATAGCGCCATGAAAACCGGCGGGTCGGGTTCTAAATCCGATAATGGTGATTTAGGAACTAGTTCCACCCCTGTTTTTGTTGCAGAACCGACATTTTAACGTTATTTTTTACATTTTTATATTAAACTTTTATACATTAAACTACTTTAGGGTAAATCAAAGACCCGTCCATATCCATGAATTTCAACTATCGAATATGAAAAACACAAAAACACAAAAACACAAAACACAAAACACACAAAAACAACAAAACCAATAAAACCAAAAAAAAAACAAAAAACATTTTTATAAAAAAATGAATTATTCGTTTTTTCTAAAAATTTTTTTCTTTAGACATACTATAAACTACAAACTTCAAACACACACAATCTACTACAATGGGAGGAGGCTTAATGCAACTCGTCGCCTATGGCGCACAAGACGTTTACCTTACTGGTAATCCCCAGATTACTTTCTGGAAGGTTTCTTACAAGAGACACACCAACTTTGCCATGGAGTCTATCGAACAGACTTTCAACGGCCAGGCTGACTTCGGCAGGCGTGTTACCTGCACTATCAGCCGCAACGGTGACTTGGCTTACCGCACTTACCTTCAGGTTACTCTCCCTGAAATTGGCCAGGGTCTCAAGGGCAGCGCTGCCGGCGTGTATGCCCGCTGGCTCGACTTCCCCGGTGAGCAGCTGATTTCTCAGGTTGAGGTTGAAATCGGTGGTCAGCGCATTGACCGCCAGTACGGTGACTGGATGCACATCTGGTGCCAGTTGACCATGTCCACCGAGCAGCAGCGCGGCTACTACAAGATGATTGGCAACACCACTCAGCTGACTTACATCACTGACCCTGCTTTTGCTGACGTTGACGGCCCTTGCGATTCCACCGCTCCTCGCCAGGTTTGCGCTCCTCGTAACGCTCTCCCCGAGACCACCCTCTACATCCCCTTCCAGTTCTGGTTCTGCCGTAACCCCGGTCTGGCCCTCCCCCTCATTGCCCTCCAGTACCACGAGGTCAAGATTAACCTTGACATTCGCCCCATCGACGAGTGCTTGTGGGCAGTTGGCTCCATCACTACTTCCACCGGCAACCAGAAGCTCAACGCCGCTTACAACCAGTCCCTGGTTGCTGCCTCCCTCTACGTCGACTACGTGTTCTTGGACACCGACGAGCGCAGGCGCATGGCCCAGAACCCCCACGAGTACCTCATCGAACAGCTCCAGTTCACTGGTGATGAGTCCGTCGGTTCCTCCTCCAACAAGATTAAGCTCAACTTCAACCACCCCGTTAAGGAGCTCATCTGGGTTGTCCAGCGTGATGCCAACGTTGACTACTGCTCATCCCTCGACGCTTCCAACGTTTTGTTCAAGCTCCTCGGTGCTCAGCCCTTCAACTACACTGACGCTCTTGACGCTCTTCCCAACGCTATCCACGCGTTCGGCGGCCCCAAGTCTGTTTCTAGTGCTACCGGCTTTATCGGTGCAGACGGCCTCTTCGAAAGCGCCGGTGCCGTTGATGTTACTAACCCAGGCGCTGGAAACTTCTGGTCTGGTTACACTGGCAACCTCGGTCTTGGTGCCACCGGTCCCGGCGGTGCCGGTGCTGATGGCGTTGAGTCTGCTGTCTCTGATGCCGGCACCTTCGTGCTTGCCGAGACTGCTCTTGACATGCACTGCTGGGGTGAGAACCCCGTTGTCACTGCCAAGTTGCAGCTTAACGGTCAGGACCGCTTCTCTGAGCGCGAGGGCACCTACTTCGACCTCGTTCAGCCATGGCAGCACCACACCCGCAGCCCAGACACCGGTATCAACCTGTACTCCTTCGCCCTTCGCCCTGAGGAGCACCAGCCTTCTGGCTCTTGCAACTTCTCTCGTATTGACAACGCTACTCTCCAGCTCGTGTTGTCCAATGCCACCGTCGAGGGTACCAGCACTGCCAAGGTCCGCGTGTTTGCCACCAACTACAACGTGCTTCGTATCATGAGCGGTATGGGTGGTTTGGCTTACTCCAACTAAAGTGTTTGCCATTGTTGGGTTTTTGTTTATCAAAAAAAAAATGAAATTAAAAATATTTTAAAATCAAATACGTTTTAAAATGTTTCATCAGTTAAAACTATATGAATACTGAATACACAAATCTTATGCATTATAATGTAATTATAATATAGCTGTGGTCTATCTACTATCTACTAATCTAAACTAATACTAGTTCTTTTTTTACTTTTACTTTTACTTTTGCCATTACTACTATTACTACTCGTAAAATATTTATTACGAATCGTTTGCGCTATTTCGTCGTAATTTCGATTCGCATGTGTTGCATGATAAAAAAGTAAAAATACGATTTCTTGTATAATATTTATATCATATCGTGTTTCACTCTGTATGTAGTTTACATATGGAGCAATCACGGTTAGTTGTTGGATGGTTTGCCCATCGATTGCATCGCGTAATCCACTAAGTGACATTCTATAAGTACTATCAATTGGAATAAAGTTTTTCAAACGAATGCGCTGATAACTTGGGAGAGATAAATTGGTTCTGGTTAAAAAATTAGATGAATACTCGTGTAAATTTATCCTTTGTTTAACGCATTGGAATGGAATACACTGGGTCGCTGAACTATCATCACATCCACAAACAGAGAGAATTAATGGTCTAACATATTCTGCATAACGGCTTGTGCCCAATGGACCGACATTTTGTCCACTAATTTTATGTTGTGCAAAAGATACCCCGTGTAAAAATACTTTATTCCATAGTCCCAATAAATTTGCATACTCGAATTGAAACCACGTATTTCCGTATAAGTCTGGAATAGGACTTTTTCCTATTAGACAATCAAACGACTCATTTTTTTTATCCAGGTCACACCTGCCTTCAACGTCGCAATCGTATAAAATACCATTTCCTAGTCTATATTGGGGTGAGTCGTATACACTATCATGAGATGAATCAGGTATAAGTTTTTTTGTGTTGCAGATTCTTAATTTACTTGAATTTTTTTCATCTTTCACAATATCATCGTAAAAAAACCCTTTATCTTGAATGACAACAAATGCTCCTTTGTATATTTCAGATAAACCATCTCTATCTATATTTGTATATAATATCAACTTTTTAATAAACTCTTTAATTAGCGGGTCTACATCAAGTCTACTTTCTAATTCATATGCATAATTAATTAAAATATCATAGTCGGGATTTATATCCCTAACCCTCTTGTCCGCATCACACAAAGTATCAAAAGTCAAGGGCACCCTTTCTTTATTAAAATAGTTATTATAATTGGTTAGACATGAATGTTTAGTTAAATACGTGCGCGGAATATAATTATATTGGGTTTTGTCGTTGCGGTCCTGCGCATATAGCTGCGTAGTTTTTTCATTACGTCTGCATATAAACCGGTTTTTAATTTGTTGAATCGTTGGTGTTGGATTACCGGTAAAGAAATAACAGTTATTGTCATATTTTTTATTTGCCTCTTTATCTATACGGGCACTCCTTGCCGAAGCTCTTGATTTATATTTCGCCATTGAAGAAGTCACCACTGAAGTCGCCGAACCACCATATCGTAAAGTCTTAACGGTACTATCATGTGAACGCCTTGTATTTTTTTTACCCCGACGAGAGATTTGTTTCCTTCTTTTGTTAATCATATTAAATGTTTAAAGTATTTAGTTTATTTTGTTCTTAGGTAGGTGATAGTTTTTTATAATATAAATATATATTAGTTAATGCGTAATTATATATATATATATATAATTAATATTTGATATTTTTAGATTTTACTTTCTACTTTCTACTTTCTACAGTTTGTTTTTTTTTGCGTTTACTGTACTCAGTATTCAGGCACATGACGTTTGAACAAGCATCCGTGCGGTGTAATTCCAACCAGTTCGCGTATAACGGCGGCGCTTTGAAATTCGCATGTGGCCAGCCATATTTTTACAATACAAAAGTTTTTTTTGGGGGAAATGGTGATTCCATTCACGTGCGGTAATATTGCTTGCGTATTTGATATTGTCTCCCCAACAATGGAATAGGTTAGTTGCTTCCAACTGAAAGGGACATCCGCATTTGCAATTTTGTACGAAAAACAACCACCGTTCCGATTTCGTGCGTCTTCCCAAATGGGTGATATACCAGTACGCATCAAAAAAAGCATGCAGTTTGTAATGAGTTTTGGTGGCAGCATTTCGGTGATTGCAACGGCTTCTTCTACTGTATTAAATTGACAAATTTTCGTATAACTGTTCAAGGTCCAGTCGGTGTCGTGCGGTAAATGCGACCAAAGTGTCCAACTTCCAGAAAGCGAATGAAAGTTACCCACAGGTTCCTCCGTGGTCGTGGTCATATTTGTGTCTCGTTTTTCACTGCGCTTCATTCTGTTCAATTACGACGTGAGTTTCCAAATCCAAACCCAAACCCAAAAAATACTTTTTACTGGTTTATACGATACATAACTATTTTTCTTTTATATTGATTTTTCATAATAAAAATAAAAATAACTAAATAAAAAAAAACAAAATAAATGGTCACAATTTTCAGCTCTTTTATTCAAACATGTCCTCTACAATGTGTTTCAAATGGTCCATGTAACTGTGTTTGAACGCGATTTGTTTACATAAATTGTCGCACACAGATAAGCTTATTTCGAAATTGGTAAGTGACTTTGATATTTTCATTTTGTATTTTAGAAGTGTGTAATTAAGCTGACACAAGTCTTTGGCTGTGAAACATGTGAGTGTTTTATCTTTCAAAATTTCATTAAATACTGATGAAAGGTCTGCATGTATCTTACTTCTAGTGTCATTATCAATACAACTAACTGAAACAATTGAATTTTTTACATCGCACTGCTCAATGTAATCTTCAATAAAAATTCGAGCAAGTTCATTCGGGTTTCGTTTTAGTACCTGCCGGAAAAGTTCAAACGATATGGTTTGTTCATGTATTGTTATATCACTCATGATTCCAAAGTCAAGTACGCCAACTTGAAATTTTGGATTTGTATCTGATGGCGTTGCATTTTCTATAAACAATACATTTCCCGGATGCATGTCGCAATGATAAAATCCATCCAAAAATACAGTTTTGATTAAGCCTTTTGCCAATATGGTACAATATTCATCCTTCACATCATTGGACAATTCTTCCAATTTTTTACCGATAATTCGCTCCATCACAATAACAGTTTCAAATTCATCTGTAAATTCTTTGTAGACCTTCGGAATCTTAATAATTCGGGTGTTTGTTTTTTGAAAATTATTATACATTTTCAATATATTTTCGACTTCGGTGTGAAAGTTTACCTGAGACAACATCATTTTCTTTTGTTCACTCAAAATATCGTTCAAATACAGGTGTTTGAACTTCGGAAATAGGTTCAGTATGGCAATCAAATAACTGAAATCATTGATTGCCCAGTTGATACGTTCAATCATATTTGACCGCAAATATTTTATGACAACCGGTACAGTAGTAGCATTGCATTGTTCGGATTCGTCTACGGCAAGCGTTCCATAAAAAATAAGAGACACTGAACCTGTCTTACTAGGAGTGTAAACATCATTATCATTTTGGATGGTAAGACGGTACCCTTTTTTTCCAGCAAACTCCACTACTCTGTCAATATACTCGCCGCTGAATTCATTGGCTTCATACTGAACCGCGTCGGTATACTGAATAAAAAATGACGCCAAGTCATCATCGTATATTTCGGAACTATATGCAAGCGCTTGAAACATTTTTGTGTAATAAATATTTTTTTTTGACAACCGTGTTGCGATATTTTTTATCATTGTAGTATAAGGGTTGGCATCGAACGAAGTTGTCGAACACGTTAACCAGCGAATAGAATTCTTCGCCTTGTACTTTATATATTCAAATGAAATAACACTTCCAGTATACAAAACAAAGTATGCTCCTGATAGCACGGATGTAAACCGATTCATGCTTTTTAGTTTTTAAATCAATGATATCGCTTTGTATCTAATTATGTATTTATACTTTTTATATTTTAAAAAATAAATAGATAATTATTCTCTGATTTTATCTCATTTATTTATCTGTTATTTTATTTATTTATTTATTTACTTTCAATTAATTTTGATTTTCATTTCATGGCTTCAATAAATGTTTTTGTTCTTGACAACACTTTTTTCATAATAAATCCTAAATTATGTTCGATGTATGAAGGTTGTTCATCGGTCGGAACTGGTAAACTTAGCATGAACTGAACTCGTAGTTTATCAGGTGAAAGCAATGACATGCAAAACACAGATGACGCATCTTTAATTTGTTCAAGCGCGTTGTCATTATTACTACAAAGCGATGTGGGAATTGGTTCGCCTTCAAATACATAATTGGTTCCAGATTTTGTAAAATTTATGTGCAACGACAGGTACTTCTGTTTCATTCCAAAATCTGCTCCCTTCCGTTTGAACAACATTGTCATGTTTGCCTGGCTGACATCATCAGCGTATTCGTCTAGCGTCAATGCTTCAATTGCGTCATTTCGATTGACTTCAAATATTAGTTTGAAAATGTTGAAACTACAAAATCGTTCCATGTTCACCGTTGGACTTGGATTATACATTTCAAAATCAATCAAAAACGTATTTTTTACACACTGAGTTCCAGGCGAATATCGTTTGTATTTCAATATAACTTGGTCCTTTGAACATAAAACTTTATATGCTGGTTCTGAAGCCATGGTTTGATTTGTGTCTTGTATAGTTCGTAGTCTTTACTTGGATATAATTTATTTTACTTTAACTCGTTTTATTTTTTATTTTTTATAATGTTTGCGTACTGTATAAGATGCCTATAATATGAAAATGACTCGTTTCCCAAAAACAAAAATAAAAACAAAAATAATACAATCAAAGTCGCGTCATACGCAAAAGACACGAAAAACGCAAAAAAATTTAAAAACACCAAGTGTTAATATGGAAAAACCCTTTTCGAATGGTTCAACGCGAACGGATGTTAGTGGTGTAATCAAGTTGAAATTGGTCGGTACCCCCCACGAAATTGGTTACGCACACGGCTACCTTTTGAAAAAGGAAATTGCCGAAATGTTGTCCATGTACCAGTTTTATATACCATACAAATACGGCCGACCCATGACTTTTTTTATCAAGTTGGCATGTGACTTTTATTTACCGATTATTAAAAAAAGATATCCAGAGATTTATACGGAGATGAAAGGAATCGCACAAGGTTCCGATGTTCCTGTTCATCATATCGTTTTTCTAAATAGCACACTTAGTTTGGATTACTTGTACCATAACTTGTCATTCGTACTACAAAAATCAAGTGGCGATATCAAAAAGAAGTATCGTAACTTTATGCGTACGCGCGAATCGATAATCCGTCCAACGCCCGTTTCTTCTTCTACTTCTACTTCTACTTCGAGTTCTGAACGATGCACCGCATTCATTGCAACCGGGTCGTATACTACAGACGGAAATATTGTATGTGCTCATAATACGAATGGCGACTATATTGAAACTCAGTATTATAACGTTGTAGCCGAAGTTCATCCCAAAACGGGATATGCATTTACCATGCAAATGGCGCCGGGGTACGTTTTCAGCGGCAGCGACTTTTTCGTCACCAGTGCAGGAATTGTTGGAACAGAAACCACTATCAAGTGGTTCAGTGCGTACGAGCATCGAGACCCCATATACTGTCGCATCCGCCGGTGCATGCAGTACGGTGACACGCTGGATGACTACATCAACATTCTACTAGCCAATAATTCAGGGGACTATGCGTGTGCCTGGTTGTTTGGGAGCATTAAAACAAAAGAAATTATGGCACTCGAGCTGGGGCTAAATTATCACAACATACGACGTACAAAAGACGGCGTTTACATTGGCGTAAATGCTGCATACGACCCGCGCATTCGTAACTTGGAGTGCAGTCAAGAATCTGCTAATGAATATGGCGATATTCGGACATCAAACTGGGCTCGACATGCCAGACTTACCGAGTTGCTGCAATCTCAACGCGGCAAGCTTAACATGGTTACCAGTTCTAAAATTTTATCGGACCACTATGATACGTATTTGAAAAAAACAAACCTGTCTGCGCGCAGTATTTGCAAACACTGCGAACTGGATGATGCGAAAGAGTCGCCAGAATCAAACATGAAACCGTTCATGCCAAACGGAAGCGTAGACGCCGCTGTAGTTGACGCAACAACCGCGTCTCAACTGTCTCTGCTGTTTCGGTTTGGAACTTCGTGCGGAAAAGCGTTTCATAAAAACGAGTTTTTCATGAACCATCCGCAGTGGAGTGAACTTTTTTCATACGTGAAAAATAGACCGTCTCAACCCTGGATTAAAATATAAATATGAAATATTTGAAAAATACTAGATGCAGATGCAGATGATGTAGATGCGATGCACCACTTAAGAAATTAAGAAATTAAGAAATTAAACTTTTATAAAAGTTGTCAATTGACATTGTAGACGATTCAAATTTGTTTTTATAATCGGTTGATTTATCATATTCGGTATGATATTTGATATAATAACCTAAACTATTTGAAAATTTGCCACGGGCCCATCGCGTTGAACCATTTATGTTTCTTATAGAGTACATGACATAAGGAAATTCTTTCACTAGATTCAACACGTGGTTTTGTTCCAAATGAAATTTTATCAACTGCTCTAGGTTCCAATTTTTTTTATTTTTCATTTTACTGTAATATTCATTTGACCTAAAAACCATATTATTGAATATGTTCAAATAGGATTCAATATTATTTTTGGACAAAACAACGTGTCTGTCAGTGTATCCACCATAATGTTCACAATCTGGAATCCATATGTGATTTTCATTCATAAGTTCCATTTTTGGATGAGGTAATTGATACACATAATCACTTCTTGTGATAATGAATCTATCGTACTTATGCATTAAGTCATTGTCGATTAAATTTTTCAATAAGAACCATCTAAAAAATATTAATATGCCAGCAGAACCTGGATGTTCATGATGCGCGTCTTTTATTCCTCCAAGAAATTGGTTTTTCACTTTCAAAAATTCACGCCAATGCAATGGTTTTTTGTATGTGATTATGTCGGGACACATAACTAAATCATCATAACAACATTTGATTCCATATACTTGTTTCTTCCACGCATTGTCATGGAAAAAATTGGTATGAAACACGATTTCATCATTATCATCATTGAAACCATCAAAATTCACAATATCTTCAAACTCTCCATAATATGTGATATTGTTTGTGGATTGTTTTGGATTTTTTAATTTTCCATGTAATCCATTAACATGTTCTAGACGTTCATACTTAGGCATGTCGCATGACATTGTCTTAAACGCATAATCAAATGCATCCCCAAAATCTTCTGGTTCATCATATAGAAATTTGTATTTCGCCAATTGATAAAATGGATTATTGTAATCATAACTGGGTTTAATTCCAATGCACACGCATAAATCAGCATTTAATTCATCTATCACGTTTTTTTTGAAGTTGTCAAAAGTCAAATCGCTTGCTCTCGTTTCGCTTAATATTATCACAAGAGTTTTTGACATTTAATGAACAGTGTTTTATAAATTATAAATTGGTGTAATAAATAAACTTTAATTTATATATAAATATATAAACACGATATATTTATGTTTATGTGTACATAAGTATTAAATTGAACTGTATTATGCCTGAAAAGTTTGGAATTATTATAACCCGTCACATGTCAACAACCGAGTCTGCAATGTACTGGAAGTACTGCATAGACGCGGTTCGTGTCCATTATCCCGACCTTCCAATTGTGGTGATTGATGACAATAGTGCCCCCGAGTTTTTAACGCCAGCACTGAAGAAAGAAGAAGCCATACTTCAAACCAAAAAATGTAGATTCATTTACAGCATTTACAAAAAAAGGGGAGAGCTTTTACCGTACTATTATTATTCCATGTCGAATAATGAGTGGTTTGAGAACGCGCTCATTATACACGACTCGGTTTTTATAACGCGTCCACTTCACAATTTAAATACCGTATTTGAAATTCTGGCCGAACAAGGATTCTTATTTTTGTGGCACTTTGATTCTTACATATACGATGATAAAAATGATGAAATACGGCTAATCTCTCTTTTGAATGGTGGAGAAGACATCTTAAAATCGGTTTACAGCAACCCACGGCACTGGAGCGGATGTTTTGGAGCCATGTCATTTATATCCTTTTCTTTTCTGTCGGATTTGAGTGCAACATATAACCTGCCAATCCTTCTAGGACATATACAAAGTAGAAAAAACCGAATGTCATTTGAGCGGCTCATTGGATGCACAATGATACACGCTTGGTATAAGAAAACGAAACAGCATAAATTTAAATTGGAACCTAATGATTCCGAAATGTCGACAGACATGGATAAAACATTATGCTGTTTTCAAAAAGGGAATTCTTACATGGGAAGCATACATACGTACTGTCCGTGGGGAATACAGTTTAAACACGTTGTTAATGAACTTAACCATGCATGTTACAATCCAAAGGAATACCTTTCGAGTGAAACAAATATGCCAATTGTCAAAGTGTGGTCAGGCCGATAGAAATGCAGACATACATGCGACATGCATCAACACTCGCACGTTGGATGAGTACAGTAGTATTTTTGAGCCGGCAAAAAGCCATTAAACCCGCTAGTGGAAGCACTTATAGTATACGCGCCCATATCTTCGCTATAAACCCAGTCACCTGGGTTGAGTTCGGGCAACATACAGTTGGTATCAATTGTATCCATGCTGTCACACGTAGGACCAAAGACGGTTGATTTGAATACGGCTAATTTGTTGGTATCGTGTTCATTATCACCAGCCGCATCCTTTTCCGCTTTGATTTTTGGAAGAACATGGTCATAGTGAATACAGTTATATGAACTATATACTCCGTCGTTAATGTAGTATTTAAACTTGGGACCAGGGGATGATTCATTCGTTTCCTTTTTTCCAATTACATTGGATACGAGGGTGTGGCTGGATGCAACCATGTATCGTCCAGGTTCTGCAATAATTTGTAAGTCTGGATATTTATCCGAGTGAAAGTATTCATTGATTGCAGCATTCACCGTGGTTGAAATGTCTTCAAATGTTATCGCGGTTTGAATACCCGGAAATCCGCCTCCAATATCTAGTATCGTAAATAAAAATCCATGCTTCTCCGCGAGTTGAAAAACCGAAGAAGCCGTTTGTATTGCATCTGCATAACTCTCTACTTCAAAACAATTGCTTCCAACATGAAAACTCACTCCTACCAAGTTGAGCGAAAACGCTTCTGCTGTATTGAATACCGGCAGGAGGTCACCTTCACTCGTACCAGAACCGAATTTGCTACTAAATTTGCACAAACTTTTACTGTCGTCGATTTTGATTCTAAGTAGTAGTTTGGCGGAGGGATAATGAAGCTTTATTTTGTAAAGTTCGTTTACGTCATCAAATGTCATAAGGTCTACACCAGAACTTCGGGCATATTTTATATGAGTGGCTGATTTTACGGGGTTTGCAAAAATAATTTTATTCGGACTTGTCCCAAGTTCAAGAACTTGACTAATTTCATTTTTGCTTGCGCAGTCAAAACAGCATCCCAGATTCAAAAGAGTATACATAATCAACGGGTCGGGATTACACTTTACAGCGTAGTACGGAATAACCCGTGGCAAATGTTTTTTCCAACGATAATACTGCTCAACTACTTTGGTAAGATTTATTACGTAAAACGACTGGTCACTAGTTTGATGTTTATTTTTCAAAAAAAAACGTACCAATTCTATTGACTCGATATTGTGTTTGTTAAAACACTGAATTTCATCCTGACCATTATTTGACATTTTGTATATGTATATCTTATTTATTTCTATTTATTTCTATTTATTTTTATTTATTTTCTTTTTCATTTTATGATAATACTTCCAAGTCTTGTAAGTACCAGTACTCCACACCACCTCCGGGTAGCGGTCGGCGGATAATAAACGGTAGCTTTTTTTCTTCCAGCTCTTTCAGTGCAATTGGATATCCGTCAATTATTTTATCAGGTGTGATGTTTATTTTTGAAGAAATGAAAGGTTCTGCACCATTGTTCAGTTGTTTTGTACGTATTCCCAATACTCTGGTTTTTTCATATTTGGTAAGAATGGGTACCGTTCTATGCAATGGGTCAACAATGGTACCTAACTTATTACGAACCACTTTGGCCAGCGCGTGTATTTCGTCTTCAGTATGAGTGCTTGTCTCCGGATGTGTTTCTGTAATATAATTTCTACGGAAATCCTGATTTATTTTACGATAACGTGACTCTTCTGCATCATCATCATCATCTTCTGCGTCTCCTAGAGTTTCATCATTTACATCGTCACTGGAATCGATATCGTGGTCCTCATCCTCATCATTGTCACTGCCACCACTTTCATCGCTGTTGTTGCCGTTGTTGCCATTCTCTTTATCATCATCATCGTCATCATCATTATTTTCATCATTATCATCTTCAACACCATCTTTAATACTTTCGTCATCACTGGTATCAGAGTCTGTATTGTTTTCGGTTTCGTTGACTTCGTCGTCGTCTATCGCATCATTATCAGATGTTTCACTGTTGCTGTCGGCATCGATGGTATCATCCTCTTCGTCATCATCCACGTCATCGCGTTTGGGATGCAGCTTCAAGGGTGCATCATCATCATTTATACTCGCGTAGTCAATTTTAACGTTCATGTGATGCGTACTATGTCTTTGTATATTTATCTATTTATCTTTCTTTATACTTTATACTTTTTTTACTCAATTTTAATTTTTAAATAAAAAATTTAAAAATTTAAAAATATCTTATAAATTTTCAATTGCGGTTTTCTTTCCATGACAGTCTCGGCAAAGCGCAACTAAGTTATCGATATGGTTTGTGCCGCCGTGTTCCAGTCGCATGATATGGTCAACCTCGTACCAAGCAGGGAGTTGACGATTGCAGTGTCCGCATTTCCATCCTTGTTGCGCAGCCACAAATTTTTTTTTAGTTTCACTCACACACCGTTTTGTTGATGTTTTTCCTGATGTCAATACTTTATTTTGTTTTTGATTGAGTCCTCCACCAAATTTTGCAGGTAAACTTGGATTTGGATTTGGGTTTGCATTTTGAAATAGTGTCGTTTTATTTGTAAAATCCAAAAATGGGCTCAAAACATCGGCCGTGTCTTTGCTTACCGGCATGTATTTTATAATGTCGTTTGCGTGCATAAACATGGTACGCGATTGGTCAGGGTTTTTTTTTGAAAATAAGTAAATTGACAATCCGACAAACGCAAATGTGGCCATTTTAATATACTTCTGAGATGATTGCAAACTTTTAAGAAATTTACCGTCGTAATATGTGTTTGCAATCAAAAAAGCGGTGATGATAAATATAATGTATTCTGTTTTCATTTCTTTATTGTGTCCTACTATAATTGTATTTTATTATTTATTGTGTAAAACATATGCGCCATACAATCCAACAACTAAAATGGAAAAATAAATAAACTTTTGCCGGTATTTCAATTCATCCATAATTGCTATCTTCTTGGGTACGTAATGCAAGTAATACGCATTAAGCGCTTCCGTCATGGTAAACTCATCTTTATGAATCGAGGCGTTTACTTTGTTGTGTATGAAAACAACCCATTTTAAGAATGATTCTCGTGTGTCTAAATACGGCGTTACTGGATATTTGTCGAGCAACACACTGAACCGATTTCCAATTGCGTAGTCTGGTAAAAAAAGGGGCAAATTTTGTATGAAGTCATAATACTTTTTACGTGTAACACCGTTTGCATGTTCCGGATATTTTACTGCCATGGTCATAAGCACAAACCAAAAATGCGGCCCCCATACTTCAGCATCCAGAGTTTTGGGAATTTCCATATGTCGTCACTTCTTTGTTCCTTTATTATTACATTTATAAATTGGAGGAATAAACGTAAATAACTAAATAAACAGGACTTGTGTGTATACAAAAACCATATAAGATAAGATAAGATAACAAGGGTAACATTAACGCAGGATGAATCGCACCGCCGTCGAGCAAGTTGACAAATTTGAAGAGTCTCATCATTCACACAGTTATCACTTTTTTTGTAACAACTGTGGGAAATACGGAAATCATTCTTATAACAACTGTAAGTTTCCGGTGACAAGTATTGGACTCATTGCGGTTCGTCGTTCTTGTTATTCGGACGCGCAATCTGAAACCAACTACAACTATGAGTTTTTAATGATACGTCGGAAGGATACACTTGGATTTGTGGATTTTATTCGAGGGAAGTACACGTTTTCAAATTATATTCATGTTAAAAATATTATAGATGAAATGACGCTGAACGAGAAGAATCGTCTTTTGAATTGTGACTTTAAACAGCTCTGGACAGAAATGTGGGGCAGCTATACAAACTATCAGTTTACGAGTGAAGAAATGCAATCGAGAGATAAGTTTAATAAACTTAAGTCGGGTGTATTTTTTAAAGGTTTGACCACGTGTGTCACACTTCGCGAGTTAATAGAACGGTCTCCAACCCGATGGAAAAATGCAGAATGGGGGTTCCCAAAAGGGCGTCGAAACAATCAAGAATACGACATCGACTGTGCGTTACGTGAAAACTTGGAAGAAACCGGATACCCAATTAAAAAAAATGACATTTTATCAAATATTGCTCCATTTGAAGAGGTGTTTATTGGGTCAAATTTAAAAAGTTATAAACACAAATACTTTGTGTCGTTTATAAGCAACGACTTGCAGCCGATTACATCATTCGAGAAATCTGAAGTCAGTAAGTTGAAATGGTTATCATTCGAACAATGCGTTAAAAAAATTCGACCATACAATACAGAAAAAATAAAAATGTTGAACCGAATATACACTTTATTAACAACCGCCTGTGTGGTGAAACACAAAACTTGACTTAAATAATATTTTAGTATTATATATTAAGTATTTTTCTTGTTTTTGATATACGTTTTGAAGAAAATGGAATATCCAGCATCCATTCTAGAGTTAGAATTAGAACAAGGATTAGAACCAAGACTTGAACCAGAACCAGTTGTAAAGCGAAGAGGGCGACAGAAAGGTTATCAAGTAACGCAAGCGACAAAAGACAAGATTGCGGCTACAAGAAAAAATAGAAAAACTTTAAGTATTACCATGGGCAACATGGTGCCACAAGAAGAAGAAGGTGCAAAAAACCGCCAAAAAAGATGTCCAAATGGAACGCGCAGAAATAAACGCACCGGTGACTGTGAAGCCATTCCCCAACATCCAGATGTACCGTTACCGGCACAATTACCGGGACCGTTACCTTTAAACCGCAAACGGTGTCCAAAAGGCACTCGTAAAAACAAACGCACTGGTGAATGCGAAAAAATAAATATCAACCAGAAACGGTGTCCAAAAGGTACGCGTAAAAATAAATTCACCGGTTTTTGTGAGCCAGTTAATGTTAATATTCAACCTGAACCAGAACTTGATGAAAATGAAGTTGCTAACATCCAGCCAGATGGTTCATTTGGTTCATTTCAAGAAGCATCGCTGCCGTCTGAGATTCCGTCACCTCTTCAAAACCAAGAATCATCCACTCCTCAACCTGAACCGGTGGAACCTGAATCTGAACCGGTGGAACCTCAACCGGAACTAGGGGAACCTCAACCGGATGCTTCTAGCGAAAAACCATCTACGCCCGAATCATATAAACAACCCGCAAAACCAGAAGATGAAGATGCGGTACAACTTTACCCGGAACCAGGAAACCCAAATTTTAATGAAATCATCGCAAATAAACGAGAGTTTCATGAAGTGCGTCATGACAAAATGGACGAGTTTACGGTGGAAGAGTACGCAAATCGCATATGTTCTGAAACGGAAACTAGCGTGTTTGAACTTGCGCCGCATCAATTGTTTGCCAGAAACTTTCTTTCCGCACTCACACCGTACAAGAGCCTTTTGTTATACCATGGACTAGGTACCGGAAAAACGTGCTCAGCAATATGTGTTGCCGAAGAAATGAGAGATTACATGAAAGAAATGGGAGTTAACAAGCGCATTTACGTGATTGCAGCTCCTACCATTCGGTTGAATTTTAAACAACAGTTGTATAATGAGTCCAAGCTCGTTTTGAATCGAACTACTGGGGAGTGGACAATGAATACGTGTGTAGGTAAAAAACTTTTAAAGGAACTTCGAATCAAGCCGGTTTCTGCTGATATAACCGACGTTCAAGAAGCACGGATTAAGGCCTCTATATTGGCTCGTATTAAGTCGCTCATCCAGAGGACGTATTCTTTCATTGGATACGAAAAACTTCGACTGGTAATTGAAGAGACCCTTTTTGGAAAAGGCAAGCTTCGAAATCCAGAAAACGATATTTTAAATTTGACCGACGTGCAAAAACAACGCATTCAATCCCGGTTCGATGATACGCTTATTATTATTGACGAGGTTCATAATTTACGAACCACTGGTGAAAATGAAAGCGATGATGCCAAAATGACAGGGAAACTTTTGACAGTTGTAGCTCGACATACGCGCAACATGCGGATGCTCTTGTTAACCGCGACTCCGATGTATAACAGCCCAAAGGAAATTTTATGGCTCATCAACTTGATGCGCATTAATGACAACCGACCCGAGGTGGCGTATAATAAAGTATTCGTCGGGTCGGGTACGGATGAAACTATCCGAACCGCAACTGACGAGGATGCTTCCAGGTCGGCATATTCAAGCGGGAAAGAAGTACTTAAAAATGCATCTTATGGATACATTTCTTACGTAAAAGGAGAGAACCCATTCACGTTTCCGTATCGCATCTACCCAAAAGACCATTCGCCAGAGTGTTCCTTTTTTTCAGAAGGTGGAAACGCGGTTCCATTTCCAACCGTAAATTTTGACAATGTTCCATATCCGGCTTCAGACATCGCGAAAGAAACTCGATTTTTAGACATTTACCTTACTCCAATCGGCAAAGAACAACAACGTGTTTATGATTCCTGCATACAGCGTTTAAAGTCATCCCGAGGTCAACCCGATGAGCCGGCTGAGGCGGGAGAAGTTGACGCTGACTCTGATTCGGATGCTAATAATTCTGATTCTGACTCTGAGAATGAAGATTCAAACACGGATTCACATTCTGAAACGCCCAAAGAAGAACCTGAAGCTGAAGAAGCCAAGAAAAAACTAAAACCTAAACCTACCAAACCTACCAAACCTACTTATGATGAAGTGGGTACAAAGTTTGGATTCAAATCAAGAAACGCGCTTCAAGCGCTTACAATGACGTTTCCTGGTTCTGATTCTGATGAAAAAATGCTCGTAGGCCAAAGCGGGTTCAAACAAGTTATGACAAGTGCAGTAACATCTAAAAATGGTCAAGATGTGGTAAAGTATTCATACAAGGACGGGGTTGAACGCGTGTTCGCTAGAGAGAATATTGGAAAGTGGAGTAATAAAATTGCAAGCGTGTGCAAACACGCGGAAGAGTGTGACGGCATTGTGCTTGTATACACCGAATACATTGAGGGAGGAGCCGTGCCCGTTGCTTTGGCACTTGAAGAGCACGGGTTTCGCAGGTACGGAGGCAAAGATGACAACTTATTGACGAATCCGACTCCGTCAACCGAACAACCACCATCAAAGAAACCTAAACCATGTTATACCCTTATAACTGGAAACAAGATGCTTACGCCAACGAGCGTAGTTTCAGTCGCAACTGCGAAAAATAATGCCAAAGGACAGGTAATAAAAGTAATTGTTATCACAAAAGCAGGGTCAGAAGGAATCGACTTAAAAAATATACGACAGGTGCACGTGATTGACCCGTGGTACAATTTGAGTTTGATTGAACAGGTCATTGGTCGCGCGGTTCGAAATTGCAGTCACGTTGATTTACCCTTTGAGCAACGCAACGTATGCATATTCATTCACGGCACGCGTTTGTTGGGAGAGGGAGAGGGAAGAGATACCGTGGAAGCAATTGATGTCAGTTTATTGCACCATGCCGAAAACAAAGCCAAACGTATCGGTAACGTGAATCGAATTCTCAAGAAAAATGCGGTGGACTGCAACTTGAACAAGGGATACAATGTGCCCCAGTTCAAAGACGGAAACAGCGTGGTTCGGCAAGTACTTACCACGTTTTCGAGTTCAAGTCATTCAAATCCCGTTGTTATCGAACGGTACGACGTGCAAATGAAACCGAGAACGGACGCGTGTGACTATCAAGACGAGTGTGACTTTGGGTGTGAACCGTTGATTGCAGACGACGAGTTACAGTCCATGGGAAGCGATATGGACACGTACAATATGAAATTTTTGGAACTGAACAGCGAGCGAGTAATTCACCGGGTCAGGGCGCTGTTCAAAGAGCGGTTCTTTTATACGGAAGACGAGCTGTTTCGACACGTAAACCAGGTTAGAACCTATCCCGACGAACAAATTATGGTAGCAATTCACACCTTGATTACCGACCCGTACGAAATACTTACTGATGGGTACGGTCGCAGCGGACGCCTTGTTCAAATTGGAAACTACTACTTGTTTCAACCCGACGGAATAACAAATCCAAAAATTGGACTGAGAGAAAGAGCAATGCCGGTAAAAGAGGGGGTTGATGCAATTCAAGTCGACGTACAACAACAACAACAACAACAACAACAACAACTCGGTATTGATGCTCAAAAGGCACAGTCGCAAGTAGGAAAGTTGTATGGCAAGTATAAAATATTATTAGAATCAATAAGTTCTATACCCATGTCAGCGTCAACGGAGTTAAAGGATGAATTTATTTTATATGCATCTAAGTTTATGAAAAAACTAACGGAAGTTGGAATTGCGAACCGTGAAACGATGCTACGTGTTGGGCTGTCGCACTACTTGGATATGTTATCACTGGAAGATATGAAACAACTTGCTAACCGACAGCGAAACCACGTCGCGGCGGCAGAATTTGAAGAACTACTTGATAAATACATAGAGCAGTGCGCTTTTCCATGCACGACGAGCAATCCCGATGCGCAGACACAAATATTGATTAGTACAACACATAATTTAACAAGCTGGACAGACACTTCAGACAATAAAGTTAAACCGAGAAATGAAGACACTGCGGATAATTATGTCCATAATTATGTAAAACGAATGTTGGAAACTAAAGTTGAGTTTATTGCACGCGCTCACAAAGATAAACAGTGGAAAGATTCATCTACCGAACTTGCCGACCCGACTCTTTCGACTCTTCGTGCGTGTGTTTCAAATTGGGTTTTATCATCGCTTAACCTGCCGCTGGTTCGTTCAACCGGGAAAGACACTGTGTATGATGGTGTACCATACAAGGTTGGGTGTTTGCGATGGTCATCTGCAAAATCAGAACATGAGTTCATTTTAGTTGACTTGAAAATACAAAAAAGTGTTATTCACGGACAAGTGCCAACGAAAAAACCAGAGGTTGTTCAGTTATTACAAAGTATTCTTGGTTCAAAGGGGCATACCCTGGAAACGTTTATTAAAGAAAAGGAAAAAGAAAAAGAAAATGTGGGAGAACGGGGACGGGAAGGGGAACAACAGGAGAGTATTAAGAAGGCGAAGGCGAAGGCGAAGGGTGACGTGAAAGAAACAATTCAGGGGTTAATCGTATTTACAGAACTGTTATTAAGAGTGCTGGATATACAAAAAATAGGCGAAAAAAGATGGATGCTTCGTCCGTGCGAATTACAGCTGGTTACAAAAGTGGGAAGCATTTCTCATGCAAATAAATAGAACCCGGAACCCGGCGCATCATTCATGTTGTTATTCCCGCCTTTTGCATTTTCTTGCCTAGTCTGCATCTAGATACGGCTCCTCTTCGAGTTCTACCTCATCGGGTTGCGTTTCAGATACCGATACCGCGGGAGGTATGTACATGTTCGAATCTACATTTAAAGTACTGTTTTTTTTGTGTGGTTTGCCTTTTAGTTGTTTCAATTTATTTGATGTTGCTGACACGGTTGCGGGTTCTTCCACAATGAATCCGTCTTTCAAATATCCTTCACGGGTTTTGTGTTTCTTGGGTATGTCTTTCATCTCGTCATACTCGCTTTCATCTGCAGCAGCGGTTTTACTCAAGTCATGAAACCCACCAAACAGGGAGGCGTAGATTTTTTTCCATGCGTCCAGTGTAAACGAAAACTGGGGAGGACTGTTTACCATAACTAAAAGACATGAACCGAAAAACAACACTTCATCTACTGGTGGAGGAAACTCGTATTTGTTTTCTTGACCAGCACGTCCCGTCGTACGCGCCCATAGCTCGATGGATACTTTATATTTTGCAACCTTCCACATAGTGTGCATTTGAAAAGCTTCCTTGTACGAATCTGACGTTTCAGTGAGTGCGATGTAAGCTTCACGGTTCATTTCCGTTGGTGGTAACTGTTTCAACGTTCCATTTTTTTTAACTAAAATACAGTTGAATTGTTTGATAGAATCAGCTTGTATAGGTATTGCTGGTGGCATCGACACAGAACGTAGAACGTGAGTAAGTAAGAGTAAATAATATCTTTGTTTTAAGTTTATATCATTTTATTTTTGATATTATTAAGAATTATATACAAATAAAATACAAATAATAATGACAGTAATAGTTGAGTCGCAGTCGTCCATGAGTGCTTGTGATAAACTCACAATGGACACAATGATAAATGTGGCGGCTTATTCCAAGTACATGGCTCGAAAAGAAACCGACACAAAAATACGGTCAAGTGAAACAAAATCGGAGCGACGGTTTTACAAGAAACGGATTTTAGAGCTTACCAAACAACTAATTAAAAACCCAGCACATACGAATGATTCCATTGTAATAACCGCATGTAACGCCTATATAAATGCGTGTATCGTGCATTTTAAATTCGTTGACTTGTCGGACACGCTACAAATGGAACACCACGATGATGAAATGGTCGATTCTACTAAAAATGTGACTGATGCAACTGATACAACGGATTTTAAAACCGTGAATGAAATCGACAGCACGTTTTTATCCAATGACGCGCGTACCGTGAAAAAAATAAGCATTCCTGAAAAAAATGTCCTTGAACAGTTGTTCATTTCGCCAGAATCCAAAACGCAAACAACCCAGTCCCATGGAGAAACGGAAAAAAGTAGTAACCATAACCATATTCCTCGAATCGTTGAAATTGATTTCAAGGATAAACACTTTAAAACCAAGGGTATAAAAAAATCAAAAATGAAACCTTCAAATGAAAACTAGAAAACTAAAATAGAAATATATGTATATGTATAAATATATATCTAAATAGCAATTATAAATGCCCGGTAAAGACAAAGACAATGATATTAAATGCAGTCCGCACCCCCTTGATGAAAAGCATTCAGTTGATGAATCTAAAACGTGTTATTCTAACACTTCTCTCGAAAAATTAAAGGCGGCATGGAACGCGCGTCACTCGGATGAACCCATTACTTCCACTGACCCCAATGAAATTTGGGCATTTTTACGCCAACAAATGTCGCGTATTTGCAAGAACGAAGCGTGTTGGTTACGAAAACTTTTGATTGTTGAAGATGAAGGCAAGTACCGTGATTTGCTTAACTACACGTTTGCCCCTCGCGCTCCAAAAACGTGGGTTAAAAAACCCACCACTTGGTTAACCAGTGTGGATATTGAAAATGTGATGAAGCAGTACGAACACGCGTATCCATCCTTCATGTTTTTAGGCCCGGCGCCAATTGATTTCGATGCCAAAATGCAGTCGGGTGAATACGTATGGAAAGACATTCACGATTTCAATCTAGAAAATATGGTGAAACGCGGCAAGCGTCAGTTTGGATTTATTTTCAATACGGACCCGCACGATAAACCGGGTGCTCACTGGATTTCCATGTTTGTGGATATACGAAATGAATTCGTGTTTTTTTTTGACAGCACGAGTGACGACATCCCACCTGAAATAAAAACGTTAGCAGACAGAATAATAGCTGCCGGCGCTCAGTTAACTCCACCATTAAAGCTGAACTTAATTGTGAATAAAAAGGACCATCAGTACAAAAACACGGAGTGCGGAATGTATTCGATTTTCATGATTGTCAATGTTTTAACCGGACAAATGAAACCATCTGATTTTGCAGTAAAGCGCATTTCGGATGAATTCATGATGAAGTTTAGAAAAACTTATTTCAATAGTGCAAAACTTCAAGATGTTCCACCGGGACCGTCCGATACGTTTTCCAACTAAACGAATAAACGAGAATAAACGAACCAACGAAAACTGACGGGAATAAAACTAAAAAAAATATTTAGTTAAACTATAAGACCGAATAAATTAAATTTAATCAAAATGTTGTTATCGTCATTCTTACAAAGTGGTGGATTAAAACAAATAAGACATCATAGTCCGAGTAGTAAACAAAAGGAAAAATCACCGTTGCAAGCAATTGAAGACATGTTGAAATCGCCTGGGGCTACATTTGAAGTACTGACTTGTAGTTCTTTGAAAGGATTCATGTTTACGCTTACGGTTCGTCACGAACATAGTGAATTTTTTAAACAATTAAAACCAGGTGGAAGGTTTGATGAACCTGAAACGGAATTTATTGTTAAGTTTTGTATCACATCTAATGATGAATATGGGATAGACAAATTTAAGTTCAAACAAGAAAAAGGTGTAGATAAGGAAACTGAAACAGATGAAGGGTTCTTTGAAGAAGCCAAACTCCAACAAGACATTTGGAGTCATTCGATTAGCGCCGGCAAAGAACCACTTTGTCCATCCGTAGGAGCATTTCAAATTCTTAAACATTCGCGCGCGCTTACTTTTTTGAGTGGACTTTCTCCAGCTGTCGGCAAGACATTATGCACAACCCCTAAATCACAATATACGATTGACTTCCTTTTTAAACAAATAAGTAATTTTCCTCCTTCTTCTTCTTCTTCTCCAGAATTTAAACTTGGAATTCTTTTAATGTCTAAAATACCGAACTCTACTACATTGGAGGCTTATTTAAAAATGCATTCGGGAACAGCTCAAAGTGAAGATGCAAGAATGCATGTTAAATCTATGATGTTAGCAAAAGTAATACGTCTTTTTATTGAAGGTAAGGCAGTTCACTTTGATTTTCATCCTGGAAATGGAATGGTGATATTAGACCAACCATCTGGTGAGTTGGAAGGTACCATTGTAATCGATTTTGGACGAGCATCAAGTTTACAAAATCCAAAGGCGGATGGATATTTAAACCCAGATGAAAAAAAACAATTTTTAGAATTGATTGATGGACCTCCTGGAGCTAGAAGTATGAGTAGTCGTAGCAAAACCGGGCCGAATCCTGGAATCGGGTATTATGATGAATGTTTGTATTACTGTATGAATATGGACCGTTCGACGCCAGTGCAACGAGCAGAGTACCTTTCCAGAGTACTAAAAGTTATTATAGATGTTGAACATGCAAAAAGTCAAGCCAAATTTCATGACCCAAAAGACCCAACCGGTTATCCAGTAGAACGGTATCAAACTCAATGGGTTGAAGAATTGTTTGAACACGGTCAAACTCGCGCTACTGGGTTTTCAATTCAGCAAAGGTGGGCGGAAGTTACATTTGAAGAACTTTGTCGAACTTTAGTAGTTAAGCCGGCATCATCTTGTAGTGCACTTGGTGATAGCTGCTTGCAGTTCAAATCAAGCGACAGTGCAGCAACGTATACATCAAGAGGTGGGGCAAAATTAAAGACTTCAAAAAAATCAAGAAAATCAAAAAAAACAAGAAAACAACGAAAATCCAGAAAAATAAGAAGGTCGAGAAAGTCAAAACGTTGATAATTTCAAATTTTTTTTAAATATTATTATATTTTATAGAAAATTCCTCTCTCTCGCTCTCTCTCATTATCTCAAATGATTAATAAATATGTTGTTGAGTTTTTAGGAACTCTTTTTTTCTTGTATGTCATCGTAGCTACCGGAAATGCGCTCGCGATTGGTGCAGCTTTAGCAATTGCAATTATGGTTGGCGGAAACATTTCGGGTGGACACTTTAACCCTGCCGTCTCGGTAATGATGTATGCTGCAGGCAAATTAAGTCGCGCTGACTTGATTCCATACTTATTGGTACAAGTTGCCGGTGGATTGGTTGCTCTCGAACTTCACAAGCGGTTTCGATTTTAAATCAGAAACATAAAATAAGTTAAAGGAATAGTTGAAATTATTCATCATTATTTTTATTTTTATTGATGTATGTGTATCCAAAAAATCAAAAATATAATATAATAGTATATCAATATTACTATTATATCATTTATTTATTCGTGCCACATATAAAAATGCCCGTAGCTGGTGGAGGTAAAACAAAATACAAAGGTAGAAAAAACAAAAAACGCACGGTTAAAGCCGCATCTACATATGGGGAAGCGTATCGAAAATATGTTAAAATGTACGGAGGTCAGGGTAAGGATGAAAACCCAGAACCTAAACAAGAAGAAAAGCCAAAGGATGAAGAAGATGGTTTTTTTAAAGGTATATTTAAAAAATTAACTGGAAACAATGATAAACCTCAGTCAGACGGTGAACAAAATCCTGACAGTGAACAAAAATCTGAAGGTCCGGAAAACAAAGAAGAAGAAGAAAAAGGCATCTTTGAAAGGGCCAAAGAATCATTGTCCAATGTTACAGGTGCCGTACAAGAAAAGGTACAGAGTGCAGAAGCGTCACTTGAGTCAACCAAAAATACGCTAGGAGCAGCCGTAGATAAAGTATCTGAAACCGCTGAACAAGTAAAAGGAACATTATCTGAAACAACGAGCAAATTAGGAGATACGATATCTCAAGGAGCCAAACAGGTTGAAGAAGTTACTTCACCTTCGCCAAATCCAGAACAAGAAGATGTACCAGTAACCGAAAAAGATGTTACTGAATCAGAAGCCGCCGAAGCAGCTGCGGCTGCAGCGACAGAAACAGTAGAGTCTCAAGCCAATGATAATCCATCGTCAGAAGAATCATCAAAACCTTCAGAATCTTCTGATGTGGTTGAACAAAAAAACGAAGCAGTTACTGCATTGGCAGGAGAGGCGGTTGGTTCATCCATGAGCGCTGCAGAACAAGCACTTCAATCAATGAAAGACGCTTTGAAAGCATTTCAACTTGCAGTAGTTGCAGCTGAAACGGTGATTGGGGCTACAAAAACCAGTGTTGCAGCGAATGCGATTTCTACTACTTCATCTCCTTCTACAGAAGCATTGGATGAAATAAATCAATCTAAACCAGAATCTTCTTAATTATCTTCTACATCTCTACATCTAGATTGTAAATGATGGGTCGCCTGTAATTTGGCGAAGAACTTGATTTGTGTACGCCTTTATAACTGCATCCGCTTCATAGTAGTTCCAGTATGTGTCTTGAAGATTCAACCGTTTAGGGTAATTTTTGTTACCCGTTATGATTACATTTTCGAATTCTGTCATGGTGCATTCGTATGGTGTTTTGGGATATTTGTTTTTTACAAAGGTTCCTTTGCATTTTAGATGACTGTATTCAGGTCTTTTTTCTTGAATCAAATACATTTTTCCATGTACCAGATTTACAGGATTAACCAGTACAAGAGGCCTCATGAAGAATCGGAGTCAATATAACTACAATCACAATCAACAACAACAATATAAAATTTCAATTTTTATATTGTTTTTACACTTTTTTTTTTCGGGTAGTATACAATAGCTTGTACAATATATATAACCCAACCCCGCTAATGGCGGCATAGTATAATTTAGAAATGATATCATCCGGAAACGTATATGCGGCATCGGCTGACGACTTTTTAGTGAGTTGGTACATGCGGTCCTGGTCTAACTCTATATTTTTAAACCGCATCGTGTCATATTTCGAATCAAAGTCGTCAGCATAGGTTACCGTTTTATCTGTATTATACGTCGCTGTATCTTGATGTTGATACTGGTACTGGCTTTGCTGCATTTTTTTTTCTTTTCGTCGCATTTTTCGCATGTGTTTAAGGGCAGCTTTTTCTTTTTTCTGTTCTTCCGTTTCAGACCCCGTTTTTTTTGTGATATTTTCGATATTTTCATCGTCACTCGAATCGTCATCATTTGTCTGTTTTGTATTTGAATGTGCAAGACCTGAAAAATCTTCACTTGCCGGCTCGCATTCGTTCCTTGTTTTCTTTTGTTTCGTTATCGGATGTTCATAGTCTTTGAACTTGCACGGGTCGGTTACCCGATTTACCGGATTTCCATTCGGCATATTTTCACTACTGATTTCATTTAAAATGTCGGCAACGGCAACATACTCCGTTTGAACTCCATCTTGATTATTTTCATTTTTAGTGCGCAGTGAAATTTTGATACAGTCGGGATAGTTTCCCATAGTAAACGCCCGATAAAAACCGCTCGGGCGAAAAGCGGCGAGGTTTCCGATTGCACCTGGAATCAACCCCCTTACATCTTTTAATTTTCCTCCGTCTGGTCCACTTGATATGAATGGTATGGTGCCATCGGGAACATTGTCTACATAAATGTATCGCGGTACATATATTGGGTTTTGTTCGCTGTCTGGTTTGGTCCGGTCTGATTCAACATTTCTGCATTTTGCCATTGTTTGTAAAAGAAACCGGTTGCCTAGCGGCTCTCCAGTTTTTGAGGCATTTGAGTTTCCATCGATTAGCAACGACGCATATGAAATAATGCCATTCACGTCTTTGTTTAAAGCACTCATGGTTCCTTCCGGACTCATTCCCAGTTCAGATGGTGATTTTATATTTTTCCAGTAGTCATATCCTGGTCCTAATGCAGATTCCATTTTATTTATTTATTTGAGGTTTTCTTTTCTTTTATAATTTCAAATTTTATATATGGGTACTATTATAAATCTACAAATTATTTTAACTTAAATATAATTTAAAATAATCGAACACTTAAAAAAACAGACGATGGTTGATATTCCATATAACTGGGAATTTGTGTGCACGTATCAAATGATTGATGACGACCCTGAAATGGCGAATTTCTTGTACCAAATACAAGTTACAACTGCGTTTTGCATGAAACAAAATTTGATTGATATGATGAGCGACACAAATCCAGAAACAAACGTGTTTGAGTCAAAACGCGTACAAGAATTATTTGATTATTTAGTAGACGTCATGCATTTGCATAAAAATACAAAATTTGTAGACATTCTAAGAAAGCATCCCATGACACTCCTAATTACCCCCCCAATTACTCCCCCGAATGCACAGAATCCGGAGCAACCGCATGAACAAAGTACGGATACGGTTACGGCTACAGGTACTGATACGGATGCATCTACTAAACAATTTGTAAGAAATTCTCTTCTATGGCTTATTAGTTTTCATTCGTTCCATGTGTTTCATAAGTGTATCATTGATATTGCCACCTACAATGATATACATTGTATCACTGACGAAAATCTAAAGTTGCTTGAGCAGTCTTTTAAAGATGAATCATGAGGAAAATGAAAATAAATAAAACCCCGAATAAAATAAAATAAGTAATATTAATAATAATTATTATTGTAATAGAGATATAAGTTATAATGTCGTCTGTTCCGTTTGTAAGGTCTGCGAAAGACGAAGAAAAAGAAGACAATGAGCGATATGAACGATACACAAAGGGGTTTGTAGCCATGACAGTTATAACACTAATTACGGCGGTGGCAGTTGTTGCAGCGTGCCTTCTTTATAAAAAAGCAAGCTGTGATTCTTCAACGGGACCGAATGGTATTAGTGGCGCTTCTTCTATATTTTTCCAATTATCGTGCAAGTTAATTGGTTCAGAGTATGACCCAAAAAGTCCGGGCTTGCTTGGTTTTATTATGTTCGCGCTTGCGTTTGGGTGGTTCATTATTTTCAGCATGTATGTACTAGACACGCGTCCCATGCTGGATTTGTTTGACTCGACTGATGTTTTAAGACGTGTAAAAACTTATTTAATATACCCGTTTATCGCGGTTATTGGACTGGTCCTCGGTCTGGGTACAATTACATTCCTACCTTCATTCGGGCTTTATCATTTTGTAGATAAAAAAACAAATGAAGCTGCCGAAGATTCTCTTCCCTTTTCAGACACAGATTCCATTTTGACAAAATTGGTTCGGCGCCTTGGACTTACACTTCCGTTTCGTAGGTTGTATTCAAACATTTTGAACTTATTGACATTTTCTAGAGTAATTTCGAGTCTTGGTATAATCGGGTTAGTCATCTCCGTATTGGTGCTTTTTATTGTCTACGTTTCTAAACAATTTACGGACGGACTTACCAGCATATTCAACATCATACTCGTTATTCTGGGATGTTTGGTTGCAGTTGCCATTATTATTTCTGTCTATGACTCGCTTGCTAAAAACGAAAGGGATTATGAAAACATGAAGTCCACCAGCGTGCTGTACTTGTTTATCAAGGTTTTCAGGTACATTCCGTGCTTGATTATTGACGGCGTAAATTGGATACGTCGCGAGCTCAGCATTACAACGCGTCCGGTGTGGATACTGCTTTTCATTGAAGCCGTCATCGTTGGAGCCTACTTCTTAATACCGCTTTTATTCAACGCTACGCTCTTTAGTGGAAGCACCGCGCTAACGCATGAAATCACGGATATCAGCACCATGACTCGCCTCAATACGTTAAACAGCGTTGGAATTGTTCGAACCCCCGAATGCGCAAGTAAACTAAAAACCAAACACAGCTACGCGGTTAGCGGGTGGCTGTTTCTAAGTTCACATCCGCCCAGTATGACAGGCGGCGGAAACAAGTTTGTCAACGTTATTGACTTCGGCGGAGTTCCCAGCATTGAGTACAACGCGGCAACCAACGAGTTGCGGTTTCGATTAAAGGTACGAATCCCGACAAAAACGTCGCAGTCTTCCACAATTCGAACAGAAACCGATGAAACTTCCATTCAACAAACGTATATGAGTTTACAGGATGTTTCAAAAGATGTTTTAAACTCCAAGGATGAAACCACTGAGGCGTATGAAAATATGGTTTCGCGCGATGATATTTCAAATGAAATGGAATCAACCGCTGCTTCTGCATCAGCAACCGCATCCGTAATGTCGGATGCAACAAAAGGAATACAAGGAATACAAGGAATGTCAAGAGTGTCGCTTCCTGCTATGAACAGGTCATCGTCAACGACAAAGACTCGTCCTCCACCGGAAGAGAGCACTGTAGTAACCATTTATACCATGTCAAATGTTCCGCTTCAGCGTTGGAACCACATTGTTTACAATTATGACGGGTCAAATATCGATATTTTTATGAACAATGAGCTCGTAACTAGCGTTTCAAATAAATTTCCACTTATCGAGCACGGCGATATTGTGGCCGGTGCAAGTCGCGGAGTCATTGGAAATTTGACCAACGTGGTTGCATTTAGCAATCATTTGACGAAAGATGTCATTAGTGCTATTTATACCAAAGAAGACCCGCGCGGCCTACTATGGGCAACATATAGCAATACCAAAGTGGATGAGCTCATGCATAATGTTTGATTAAGAAGTAGTAAAGTAAATAATAATTTAGTTATTTCATAATTTAATATTTTAATATTATTAAAAAATATTAATATATAGTACACACATTACACCTATTATATATATTATATCCCATGGTCGAAACATCGTCTATTGCAATCGGGGTTGTTACCATTATTCTGCTCTATGTTATATGGCAGTACCTTACTGATTCGTACACTCAAATTGGAAGCATGCAGAAAGCAAGTGTACGGACCACGTTACCTGCAAGTACCCTACCGCCAAATAACAACCCGTCCAACTTTTCAATATCGTTATGGTTTTACGTAACCAACTGGTCGTGCGGAACGGTTGCAAAGGACTTGTTCAAAATCAAGGGCGGCACAAGTGGCACAGATAACAACTTTTTAATCAAACTTGGCGCATGCCAAAATGACTTGGACGTCGTCACAAAAGTAAACCAATCTGGCACAACTACTGATAGCACTTGTCACGTGTCCAATATTCCCATTCAACGCTGGGTGTGCCTCATTGTTAGCATTTACGGTAGAACATTGGACATTTATCTTGACGGTAAGTTGGTTAGAACTTGCGTACTACCATCCGTTTCTATAGCGTTATCAAACCAGTCACAACTTACTAATATTGAAATCGGCGGCGGATTTGACGGGTTTATTACCAGTGTAAAGTACAAGGCACAACCCGTTAACCCGCAAGAAGCTTGGAACACATACACCGACGGTTACGGCGGAAGCATGTTGCAAGACATCTTGAACAAGTACAAACTCAAACTCAGTTTCTTGGTTGATGATGTTGAAAAACAAGCCATCACGATATAAGCATATATGTTCAATAATCATCGTCCTTTGAAAAAACGGTTACCGTACCGGCATCTTTCAATAAAACGGTGTGTTCAAATTGCGCAGTAATGCTCCCGGGTGTACAGCACAGCGGAGGATAGCTCATTACTGCTCCATTTTTTACAAGTATCGACAACGGGGTTCTATCGCTGGGTTGCAAGTACCGTTCACAAAACGGCAGCGTTCGAAACCGTTTACCAATTTGAGAGAATACCTTATTCACTGACTGTATTCGAAATATGGGTGCACGAAAGTGGTTTTGAAGCTCTTGCGCCGTATATTTAGAAAGTTCCGGCGCGAGCCTGAAAATGGTAGGTTCGCCCAGTTCTTCCACTTCCACTTGCATTTCTCCGCCGTTCGTGCGCACCGCTTTCGGCGGTAGCCTGGCTCCGAATGTTTCAATTGCGTATACTCCCGCTTTAAATCTCTCGTTTTTATTGTCGACTGCTTTGCCAACCGACGGCAATCGTACATTTCCATGAATGATTTCATGCAGTATGTCATGTCCTGTCAAATTGTAAATCGGGTGTACGCCGTCATGCGACCGTATCAATTCTTCAATAGATTCGCTCCATTCTGCAATGCGAACATCAATACCAATGTTGCGAATCCCCAACTCGGTGGCGTCTTTCATGCACGAAATGAGAGATTCACAGTCATCAATCCCAAACAAATGATTTGAATATTCAATATTTGTACGGCTGCTATTAGTACCATTACCAGTACCAGTACCAGTACCGAAATGGTTACCGTTTCCTGATACAACCCGGGTTGTGAATGCGGAATCAATAATCCAACCATTGATTTCGGTCCCGAAATCAACCTTAAGAATATCCGAATTCGAGAGAGTGCGGTCCACATCAAGTGAATGCGGGTGGTAATGCGCAGCACAGTTATTGATAGACAATCCAACCGGAAATCCGATTCCGCCGTTAATAGCATAACACGAACCATGCTGAATGCCATTTACAGCGTCTAATATAATACTAGTATGTTCTTTCGTTTCAGTTTCAATAAAGTTTGCAATGTCTACCAACCGCGTACCAGCATTCAACATGTTGGAATCTCTCAGTCGTTTTCGAACGTGTTTGTGAACGTCGGATGCGATTCGAAGTGACTCTTCTATTGACATTGCCATTAATGATGATGATTTTTAGTTTTATAAATTTATAAATTTATAAATATAATTTGAATAAAGAACATGTATATGTTTATATGTTTTTTATTTTGAATGATTTGCATAAAATCTCTCGTTTTAATCCAGTGTAATCACATTACAAACCGTCCACAAACTTTCTAAATCGCCAGTCGCTCCGGTTCCTGACCCCAATGTTTTTGCGATACTTCTTATGCGTATCCAATTAATAAATTTATCACCAATCGTTCCACCTGGTGATGCAAATATGGAGTACGCTGCCGTAACCAGCGTGTTTGGGGTGATTGTGGTCGACGGTGTCACATATTCGCCAAACAGTTGTTCATTAAAGTTCAAAGGCAGCCACGTGTCTGTGTCCGGCAAAGGGTTGGGGTCAGCTACCGGGTCGGGATTGGACTCACTTACAAGTTCAGAGAGAGCGTACTGAATCTCGTAGCTGTATGACACCGCGAGACTTCCCCCAGCGTACGCAGGAGTAGTCCAATTCAAAAAGAGAGAACCGCTGCCTCCACTCACTTCTGAACTTTTTATCATTTGCACGACCACTTCTTGGGGCGGGTCGGGGCGATACGGTCGCGTGCTGTACTTATCCGTAATATAAAGCTCGTTGCTGTATCCCAACGCGTTTCTAACGCTGAGCGCCACGTCAAACAGCACATTGCTCGAGAATTTCAAAAATGGAAGTTGCGCCGTTAAGTCGGCGTTCATAAGAGTGACTTGGTACCGAACCGTGGATGTAAATGTCCCGTACACGTTGCGAATGTTTGAAACGGTAATCGCGCCAGTAGAAGGGGTGTACGCTGAAACGGTTCCTTGAAACGAATTCGCATTTGCAACGGATGAAAACACGGTAACTGAATTACCTTCGACATAGGACAGCCCGGTGCCTACAGTTAAAGCAACCTGACTTGTAAGAATCGGTTTTATAAGAACGGCAGCGATAGTGGTGGTAGTTGCAGGATACAGCGTTTCGTCCCAACCATCGTTTCCAGAGGGGTCGGTATATCTGCTAGATATTACGCTAGGAATCAGTGTTAAAAAGTTAGCCGAGTTTATACCCACGCCATCGCGATTGTATCTTGCAACAGTTGGATATATCACATTGTACGCCAGCGGAAACTCGCCCAATGAATCAATAATGTCAAGCACGCTTTGTGACCGACTGCGTATGCGGTAATAGGTCAACGGGTATCCTCCATCCGTCGGTGGCGCATTCCAAGTGATTGTGGCTTGCTGCGACGCGCGCTGGATTTTAAAAAATGCGGGAGTGTCAGGTACACGCCCCGGCCGTTGGCGGGTCTCGGCGTACTCACCAATTGCAATTCCCATATCGGGTCCTCGTAAAATATGGTTCACTGCTGCCACCTGAAAATCATACGGTACCCCATTTTCTAGGAACTGCTGTTCTCGAAATGGCGGAAACATCGGGTCGGACCGATTGTACACGTTGGTAGAGGTGTCTCTGACCGCGTTTGTGTAATTGTACGGCACGTCATTGAACGTGAATGTTTCGAATAACGAGTCTGGGTTGGCATTGGTGTAGTAGACATCCCGACCAGTTTCAGCCTTTGTGATAGCATACGAGTTCAGAGTATTGTTTACGTCCAGCTTTTCAGCCGCATGAGGGTACACCAGCTGGTGCCAGTACAAGTCGTTGAATGGGCGGTACCGAACCACAAAGTAGTTGGGAAGTCGATTGTTATTGTTGTTCGAATCAAACGGATATGCACCGTTTAACGGGTATCCATTGTTCAAACTCGCGTCGCTCCATGTCCATGTCAGCTTCGCGGTCCCGTCCGCAATGGTGGCGCTTAAATCCAGGACCGGTTTTGAAAACGTGTTGGGGATAATGGTTGCGTAGATTTCGTTAGTGGGTTCGCGTTCCGGAATCCATCGAATGCCCACGTCGTTTTCAACCCCGATTCGAACGCTGTACGGCACATCGTTTTTGAGACGGGATTGAATCTCGATAGGCGGATTTGCCGATAAATCACCATAGTAATCAATAACAATGTTTCTTGAAAATGCGGGTGTGCACCGTAACCCGGCGGGAATTTGGCGCTGCGTCAAGGGCAAGTCGCGTTTTGTGAAGTACACGTCATTCGCCGACTTGTACTGAATGACGTAGTTTTCCAGGTCGTAACCGCCGTCATACGTGGGCGGAGACCACTCTAAAAAAATACGCCCATTGTTTCTTGCGTTGATTGAGTATACGAAGTCGGTACTGATGTTGGCAGTGAAAGGGCCCGGAATATCGCCGGGTTTCACTACTACAGGACCGTTATAGTCGGCTTTGCCCACATCGTTCACTGCTGCAAATTCAAACTGGTAGTATGTGCCGTTTGTTAGACCTGTAACTGTAGTTGCAAGTAAGGCAGCTGACACTTCAACGGGTTCCGTCCATGGAGACGCAGGTTCGCGAATGGACGAAAGAATAGGAACTTTGTTTACCACGTCAATTGTGATAGACCGGTAACGTAAAAGGTAGTAGAGAATGGGGTAACCTCCGTCGTACGGTTTTATCCAGTTCAAAACTGCGAACATGGAACCTCGACTGGCGTAAATTTCAAACTGGGTAGAGTCGAGGGTAGCTGGAACCGTTCCTGGAAATGCGAATAAAAGATTGGAATATTGACCCAAGCCAAAAGCGTTGATGGCCGCAACACGAATTTGATATTTTCCACCTTTAATGAGTTGAGTAACCAAGTAACTAATTTGGCCGGTTTGGGTATTTACTGCGGAAGGAGTGTTTGACAAGATGAGCTCTTTGGTAATGTAGTTAATGTCATTGGTCAACGAGTATTGAATTCGATAACTGGTGATAGCGTACCCGCCATCGCTCGGAGGAAACCATTGTACGAGAATGTTGATGTTTCCGCTAGCATCAACGACGTTGGTTTGGCTAATATTGGTTGGACCTGGACTTGGCATCGTATGTAATGATGTTATTATAGAGATTAGTATTTTAAATAGTTACGTATTTTAAATAATAATTAATAAATAATAAATTGATAACTAAGTATAAGTAAGTATAAACAGTTGTGGATTAAAAACGAGTATACATACAAGTGATAAATGACGACATTGACAGTAACGGTTCCAAAAAAACCTGTTTCTAGGTGCGACTATGAAGGGTGCAAAAATAAACGTGCCCCAATGATTGGGGACTGTTCGTATTGTACTATGAAGTACTGCGCGCAACACCGCCTTCCAGAATTACACAAGTGCGACAAGTTGGATGTGTGTTGTAAAAACGCCCAAAAAGAAAACAGTGATAGGTTGGCGTCTCAAGCTCTCAGCTCGGTGATGAAGGTTTAGGTCTAAAGAGGTAGGTACTATTTATTTTTTCTGTCGACGTTTCGATTTCGATTTCGATTTGGATTTCACTGTACGAACACGACTATGAGTACGAATATGACTACGATATTTTGTTTTATATAATTTACTTTTACGTGTTCCTCCTTGTCCATTCGGAGTCCGAATAGGACTTGATTTTGAGTTTGATATTCTACTTTGTTGTCGTTCAAGATGGCGAGGATATTGGTTATTATTAACATAATTTTTTGGGACAGTCGCACGTATTTCTTTTATTTTTTTATCATAATACCTGTATAATCCCTTGTGCTGGTCTTTTGAAATGTGCGGAGAAGAATGAATATTTTTCATGTAGTGTATATTACGGCCAAGTTCATCATTATCATATGGCTGTAACCAACCGTTAGGACTCATCAAGAAAAGTAATTTTCGTTATAAATACTTAAAATATTTTATTTTATTTATAACACCAACTAAACCAACTAACCATTAAAATATTAAAATACTAAAAACCTTAAAAACCATGAATCTGGAACTTTCAAAATTCGATATGCGGTCAATCAGTTTCAAACCGAATGAAAACAAGGGTCCAGTGATTGTGCTTATCGGAAGAAGAGACACGGGAAAAAGTTTTTTGATTCAAGATTTAATGTATTATCACCAGGACATTCCAATTGGAACCGTGATTTCCGGAACGGAAGCTGGAAACAACTTTTTCGGCGAACATGTGCCTAAACTGTTTATTCACGACCAGTACAATACCGCAATTATCGAAAACATTTTAAAACGCCAAAAAGCCGTTTTAAAACAAATGAAAAAAGAAATTGAAACGTATAAAAAGTCATCCATTGACCCGCGCACGTTTGTTGTTTTGGACGACTGTTTGTACGACAACAAGTGGACCAAAGACATTATGATGCGTCTCCTCTTCATGAACGGGCGTCACTGGAAGATAATGCTCGTGATTACGATGCAGTACCCGCTCGGTATTCCGCCCAACTTGCGTACCAACATTGACTACGTGTTTATTTTGCGCGAACCCTACATTGCCAACCGCAAGCGCATTTATGAAAATTACGCCGGTATGTTTCCGACATTTGAGTCGTTTACGCAAGTCATGGACCAGTGCACCGAAAACTTCGAGTGCCTGGTTATCAACAACAACGTGAAGTCCAACAAATTACAAGACCAGATTTCGTGGTACAAGGCGCAACACCACGGGCCGTTCAAATTGGGGTCAAAAGAATTCTGGGACATTTCAAAGAACATGAACTCGGACGATGAAGAAGAAGTGTATGACCCGGCAAATATTAAAAAGAAAGGTCAAGGACCAAAAATAAAGGTAAGTAAAAACAAAACTGGCGGCGGATGGTAATTCAAATAATTATATAATTAATTATCTAATTTAAAATATATACGACCGACTATAAACATGAATAAAACAGGTTTTACTCAACTGCGAATGCTCGTGTGAATAATGACCAGCGCGCGTTTGCAGAATTTTGTTACGGCGATATGGTGTCATGCAAAGAAGGGGACGAAATTGCGTGCAGTAGGCGCAATACGTGGATAGGATAAGTGGTCGGTGCATAACGACATTATTTTAGTTTAGTTTAGTTTAGTTTAACCAAGTTACTGCATTTAAGTCGATAAAATCCTGCGATTGTTATTAAAATTAGAGCAAACGTATTTATATGTTCAGCGGTTTTTACGGTTATATCTGGAATAATTTTGCTATAAATATCGGTCGTAAAACTATCACCTTTCAAACCTGATTGCTTTTGGGATATTGGACAGCCTTGAAAAACTAACCATACGATTGACAATGCGAATGGAACATATACACTATATCTCAAAAAACGTATGGGTTGGATGGGAATAGTCAATATTAACCCGAATATAAATAAATGTATTGCGTATAAAATGTCCATTAATTTTTATAGTTTTTTTTTATATATTATAAATTTTATAAAATAATTTTTTTAATAAATGTAAAAAAAGGTAAAAAAGTGTTAGTTATGAGACACAATTATATTGATAGTTCAGAGTTTAATCGCCGGCAATGTTTGTTTGTTATACTGGAATTAGTTCAGTAAAGTCAGGCAATTATACAAAAAAACAATATTTAAACGCTATGAATAACCATTTCAAAAAAAATGTGCAGTTTATATCAAATTCAAATAAAAATATTCAAATGTGTTTGAATATTTTGAATATTAATTATTATATTGTTTGATTTGCTTTGCTTTTCTCACCTAGTCCTCTTTTTTCTTGTCCTTTTCGGAATCGCCGTCGCGACGTTTCATTCTGTCTAAAATTTCAGAAGCGCCATAGTCGCCGCCAGTGGAAGTTACAATGTTGTCCCCTTCAAACAGTTCGCGCTTTACTTCGTCCACCGTGCTGTAAATGTCTGACTCGTTCACTAAAGCCACATTCACCAAATCGCCATCCTTGTTCATGATTTGCGTGAGCTTGTTTCCTGACTTTTCGGCATTGCGTTTGTTTTCTTCCATGGCTTTTTGTTTGGTATCCTTGATGCGCTTGTCAAATTCAAGTTTGGCCTTTTCTTCATTGGTCTTCTTCTCAGACATGAGCTGGTTCAGCGTCTCTTCCATGTATTCCACTCTGCCCGTCTTGTAAGCGTCGGGATGAAATGGCATCCACATTCCAACGGGGCCCACGTAAACGTCATGGTTCGGGTCAACCTCGCGCAACATCTTGCAACGAAGTTCGGCTTCTTTTTGTGTGGGGTACACGCCGCGAACTTTTATGCCGCGAATCGAGGTTTGAAATTCATGTTTTTCATTGAACTCGGCTTCCAACCGCTCTTCATTATTGTCTACAAACGTTTTAAAATCGTCGGCGATGCGCGTGTTTTCGAGGTCTGCTTTCTCTTCCTTGATAAAGGCTTGCAAGTCCTCGTACAGTGAGTTAAACTCTACCCCGTATTTGAATGCAATAAAGTTTAAAAACTGGGTGTATTTTTCCACGGACTTATTGAAGTCCCACACCTTGATAAACTCTTTGAAAAAATAGTGCTCCTTTTGTTCCAGGATTTCTTCTGGAGAAACAAAAGACAAGCATGCAAACTTTTGACCAGCAATTGGTTTATCTTCTTCGAGTAAATCCACATACGTGCGACTGGTTTTAGGAGTTACCCCTTTTGGAAAAGACGATGATGATGACGACGATGACATGAAGTGTTATATAAAATACTTTGAACGTTAGGGTTTAAGTATTTTTACAAATACAAATTTAATAGAAATAATACAAAAATTGAATACGTATGGTAGAATGATTTATAAGGATGGATTAAGGAATAAAATTTAAAATAAAAATAAGGAACGAAACGAATAAAATTATGGTACAAGTTATATTTTATACAATTATGATTGTGTTTTGTGTATGTGCATCAGCGTTTGCATATTTTATAAAAAATAGGAATGGAGAACAAAAGTTATAACATTAAGCGGCGTTCGCTATTTTTTTTTCTTTTTTATAATTATAAAATATTTACAAATATTATAACCGCATTCAAACTATATCGTCATGTCAAACGTTTTTGATTTAGGAGAACTGGTAAAGCGCACCATTAAGTACTTGGTTGAAGGTGTTATGGTTGCAATTGCAGCATACGCCATTCCCAAACGCTCGCTCAACCTGGATGAAGTTGCCCTTATTGCACTTACCGCTGCAGCAACCTTTAGCATTTTGGATACTTATATTCCCAGCATGGCCATTTCAGCCCGCACTGGTGCCGGCTTCGGTATCGGCGCCAACCTGGTCGGATTCCCTACCCCACTTAAACTGTAAAACCAAAAAAAATAAAAACTGAAAAATGAAATACAGAATAAGAGTTATTGAAGCTCGAAGTTTACGCTTATTCTATATTATTTATTATTTATTCATTTGTTTAATTGTATTACTACTATTCCACATCATATGTATAGTCAGAGTCGTCGTAGTTGTATTCATAATTATCCGCATCATTACTGGTTGCATTGAGTTCATTGGGTTCATTGAGTTCATTGAGTTCATTGAGTTCATAGCATTGTTCATCTGCATATTTAGTTGCTTCATCATCTTTTGCATTGACGTTGCAAGTAAATGACAGTCCCATTCCAGATGACCCGCTTCCCATAATATCCAAGTTCAACAACAATTGTTTCAAGAGGTTTATATTTTGTTGTTTGTCATTGAAGAAAAAAGGTTCCACGTATGCACGGTCATAGCCTACCAGTTCCATTTTTCGGTTCTGTCGTTCACTGTCCATGATTCTCATGTTCGCATGCGACGGGTCAGCAAATATGGTATCCATGTCAACAATCGGTTTGGGTGAAATGTACAATGTTAAATTTACTTTTGATGTTCCAAACAATGACGTCATAAAACTGTATACCTCAGACGGATAGTTGAAAGACATGGAAATCACTGGCCAAGATGCGGCGTCGTTATATTTGTGCTTCTTTTTTTCATTTCGAACTGTTCGAGCGTCGCGCCTTTTATGTGGTTTTGTCGTTTCGTAACACGGTTGTCGAGTACCGCAAAACAAGTACTTTCCATACCGATATATAATATATATGCGCCAGTCGGTATCGTACTTGGTGGTTACTCCTGAACGTGTGGCTTTGATTGACTCCTCAACATACAAAACGGGAGTATTCAAATTTGAATTTGGGGTCGGGGTTGTGTTTGTGTTTGGCATTTGGGTTGCTTGCGTTTTGTTTGCTTTATTGTATTGCTATATATTTAAACTTTAAATTCATTTTAAATACATATTTTTTGGTTCAAAAGTTGATTGTGGCGTCATATGGCTGGACACCAGCATTGAGTAGCGCGGGAGCCACTCCCATAGGTGGTCGTATTTGAGATTCTTTCCACTGTTGCACCTTTTCAGCATGGAGTCGTTTCTCTTCTGCCAAGTCTCGGTTGTGTTTGGCAATGTACTTATCAGACGTGCCAAGCCCACCTCGCGAAGTGCCGTATGAATACGGTGTAGTTCCAAAAATGTCCGGGCGTGCAATGTAACCGTATTCGCCTTGACCTTGGCCGTCATAAAAATAATTGACAGTATAAACGTTTGCTGCTCGATTGGACCCGCCTCTAGACTCAATCGACTTTGAAGACGAAGAAGAAGACGACGACGATGACTGTATTTTACTGTCGCCATCTTTATCTCCGTCGGCGGGTTTTTTATTCTTGAGCGGGTAGTTTCCTCGCATGTAAATCCCGGCATGAATGTATTCATCAGTTTTTGGATTGAACAAGTACTTTCCAGCGTTTTCTATTTTCAAGTTCATAATACAGTACGACGTGTTGAATGCTCGAAACAAAAAGTCTTTTTTATCATATGCTACTGGGCTGGGAGAGTAAGACGGGTTTGTAAGTCCTTTTAGTGCTACAGTAAGACCCGTTGATGGAACTGTGATGTTTTGTTTTATGAACAGGGTATATACTTTCATGCAAATTTTGTTTTCACTTTCGAACTTGTAACTGCTATCTAAAAACAACAGTGACTCTTTAGAAGGTGTAATACATGTATTTTTTTGTTGGAGAACATACTCGTTTTTCCCCGCATCGAGTAACACGTTGTTAACAGCAACCTTTACATTTTCTACCGGGGGTAAAACAAAGTCATCACTAAAAATAAAATGTATTACGCTGTCATTTTTTTCAATCACGAACCCGCTAGCGGTAGTGGGTGTGAATTTAAACGTGTATTTCACAGTGACATCTTTTGCGCCGGGGGTTGTATCGGACAAGTCAATTTTGAAAGTGGCGTTTGTAAATGCGTCCGGAACCTGAACCGCGTTTTGAGTTATTGCGCCGGGAAAAGTTGCCGAATACACATTGCTAGTGACCTCAACTTTTGTTTCAGTTTCTATTTTAATTGGAATTGGACTCAACTTCGGTAAGTCGAATCCCTGAATTTTGAAATTATGCAGTATCGATTGTGTGGAAGCGCTTGCTGGGTGAGTTGAAATCAGTTTGATTTTGTTCAAGTTGGAACATTTTTTAACGCTTTCAAGATTTGAAGCGTCCTTTGTAATCAGTGCGCGAGCAGCGTTTGAAAAGAACAACTCATTTATTGTGGTTGAGTCGCATCCAGTTATGTAGTCGTCCACCTTGTATGTTATAGCGCCGGTACCGGTGGAAGCCGCAGACATGTTTACAACAGTTAACCGTTTATAATCTGGTAACGGTAGTTCGGACGGAACGTAGATATAAAATACCGTTTCAGTCGCCGTTTCTTTTTCATGCGCAGTTCGTAAATTGGTTACTTCAAGCGTTGCCTTTGCATTTTCTGCAAGAATACGTAGTTGGGTCGGCGCTGCAGCGGTTGGAGTGGTGGTTGCTGTGGCGGTGCTTGGAGTGGTGGTTGCTGTGGCGGTGCTTGGAGTGGTGGTTGCTGTGGCGGTGCTTGGAGTTGTGGTTGCTATGGCGGTGCTTGGAGTCGCGCTGCTTGGAGTTGTGGTAAGCGTTGTATCAATACCTTCAAGTAACTTGTCGCGAGTGTTAAAAATATGATACAGTAACCCGACTGCAACTATAACAACGAATCCTAAAATAATTTTAAAATATATTTTGCTATCTGTCATTTTTTATTTTTATGAATATATATATTTGTATTTACTTTACTACTTAAAATAAAAAGATAAAATAAAACCACATAAAATATTATATCTTTTATATATTGTATAAACAAATATAGTTATTATGAAAGCCGTCGTCGCCGCTGCCATAAAAAGCGCATCAACTACTTCGATTTTAGTGATGCGAAACTCGCTGGGTCAAAATTATAGCAAGGGTGTGGAGTTGTCCCGCTCGGAATTGAGTCGGGTGCTTCCCAGCTCTGCACAATATAATTTGATACCAAGTCAAGTGTTTCGAGCTAGTGCTCCGGATGGTTCGGTAAGTACGCTTGCACTGTCGGAGTGTGAAAAAATGCTTCGTTCAACAAGCACAAATCATTCTGTGTTTATTGGAGGCGACCATTTGACCAGCATGTGTTCCGTTTTGGCATCGCTCAAGGTCTACGGTAACAACTTTAAACTACTGTGGATGGATGCGCACGCCGACATTCATAACGAAAAAACCAGCCCGAGCAAAAACAAGCATGGCATGGTTGTGAACATGCTTATCAATCATACGTATGCCGGTATTCCGCGACTGAACCCATCGCAAGTAATGTATATTGGTCTTCGCAGTACAGAACCAGAAGAAGACGAGTTTATTAAGAAATGGAAGATTCGTACGGTGTACGCTGACGATATTCGAAAACATGAGACAAACAGTTATCGTAAAATAGCCGACTTTGTGCTGAATTCAAACACGCATGTATCATTGGATGTAGACGTGCTTGACCCCAGTGAAATGACTGCAACTGCCACTCCTGCTCCAAAGGGAGTTTATTTGAACCAAGTGTTGACCGTACTGGGAATTGTTAACTCGAGCGCTCGAAACTACTATGCTACCGATGTTATGGAATATAACCCAAAAAAGTTTATTGGAAACCCGATAGCTGCCTCAAAATCGAGAGAATCAATGCGAGCAATATTGGGGTTCATAGCATAAATGTAATCTAAACAATGTAAACTGCTTAAATAATTATGCATGAATTAAAATATATATCATAAATAATAATCAAATGACTTTAGAAAAAGAAAAAGCTACCATGGTAGAGACAATAGACACAACAAGTATAAATACTGGTGTCGATGTTAAAAAAATCACACATTATCCTTATATCGCGTGTTCATTATTTTATCATTTTACCAGCTGTTATTTATTTTCCTTACTATATGACTATGTTGACATGTATGACAAACCAGTAATTGTCAAATTTGGATTCGGTTATTGTACATTGAATCTGCAATATACGTTACTCTCAGAAATCATTGACTGGACTGCAAGCAGTTGGTTTAAAGACATACCGTACTTGAATTCCGCCAAAAGACCGCAATTGAAACGACCAGGTAGAGTTGAAGGGTATTTGACTTATTTTAAAAGATGGTCTGTACCATTGTTCATGTTTACAACGCTATGGTTTAATGAGATTGTGAAAAACGATGTTCCGATACAAAACATACATACTTGGTTGTCCGGGGTAGCTACAAGTATGACGAATGAGCCGTCAAACGAACCTGTTAAAAATGTAATTGTTTATGCATTGTACTACTTACGACTGGCCATAATGATTCAAATGTCATTGATTTTCGCAGACGTCATGTATGGCGCATGGCATCATATGCAGCATAAACACAAATGGCTTTACTATAAAACAAATCATCAGTACCATCACCAGTTTAGGTACCCGCTTGCGCGCGAGTCTACATGGTTAGGGTTTATTGACTTGTGGGTATCATCTATTATGATAGGTCGTTGGAACATATCACTAATGGCGATACTGCTTGGAGTCGACCTTACACCGTTTGAGCTATTCATGTGCATCAGTTACGTTCACGAAATGAACTGCAGTGACCACTGCGGAAAAGTGATGCCTTACCATAACAGCGTCCCGCTTCTACCATTTCTGGAAAAGCCGCTTGGTCTCGGTTATGCAGTTGAAGCGCATGAAGCGCATCATAACTTGAACACAAAATCATATGGATTGCTTGGTGTGTATGACTGGATTATGGGAACTACTCAGTTTGCATCGGTATGAGTATGTGAATGAATGCTAATAAAATGAAGAAGTTACATATGGTACAAAGTACTCTTCGTTAGACACGTCGTGCATCAAACACGCCACATCGCTCAACTTCGGCGGTAGCGGTACCATCATCTTCATCGGAACCACACAACAACCACAATGGTCTTCATTTGCTTGGTCTATTTTTATATTCACAGTTACTTTGTCGTAATGTAGAGACCACCTTCCAAGCATTTTATTCGTACATGGGTTATAAAACAGTCTATGATGCACTCGCCATAACTCCGATGTCACTCGTCCTTCATTTTTTTTCGTTATATTAAGTAATTATTTAATTATTTCAAATATTCTTGACTATAATAAATAATTATTATTATTATAATATTATAGTAAAGTTGTAATATACGTTAATATACGTTTAAATTAAGAAAATGATGGATTTGCCTGAATATCCTAAGCCTAAGACGCTATTCGGTTCTATTACATCGTGGTTTAAAGGAAATCCACCATCGTATGGTAAAAAAACACCAATCAATCTTTCCCGCAGTGATGAAGAAATGATTAAACTTAATAAGATTCCGAACGGACGTAGCGCCGTAAAACATTCACCCGCATCCAGGCGTAACTCGAAACCTGGGTCCACTCCTAAAAAAATAACATCATCCCAATCCCCGTCAGCTTCATCATCGAAATCGAGGTCTAAGACGAGAAAATCTCTTTCCGCGGACGAGCGTGTAGCGTTGTTTTTTAATCACCCCAAACCAGTAACCAAGGACGACAACTCGGCCCTTGTGAACCGCCTGTTACTACGACCCGAAAAAAAAGCCGATTTTATTCGCAAGGCTATTCTGCAATTCATTCCGTCGTGGCTTAAAAGCGGAGCATCCACAAGACCGGAACTACTTCACGATAAAAAATGTTATCATTACGCCGATTTTTTCAACGAAGCGGAAGTCGGCGCAATTATAAGGGACGCTCGCAAGCGCGCTACAAACGAAATACCAAGACCGGCAGCATCCGCCGGTGCAGAGGTAATGAAGGCATATATTAAAAAAGTAACGGCGCTCGTTGCTGCGATTTCGTTCAAAGCTGCGTATAGCGACATGTGCGACAACACTAAATTGTCGCTTACCGAATGCGATAAGGACGCGTGCTTTCTGGCGGAGGCAACCAACATCGCGCGAATGGCCGCATTCAAGGTGGCAAGAGACTTGTACACGTCGGTTCGACACCACAGTCGCTAATCAATCGATAGACATATAGACATATAACACTCACACTCATTATTCAAATAAAATTATTTTATTTTTGTAGTTTATAATTTTATCGTGCTCTCGTACGCTTGGACGGTGGCAACCGTGCCTTTGGGTACCAAAGGAGGAACCGTGGCATTTCCACCAACTCCGTAATTATTTCCATACAGGCCCAATCCAACGTTGGCATCTACTTTTTGTTCTTTTTTGAATGCGCCTTTTATCCTATCAAGAACACCTGGTTTTTTTTTATTGGCTTCATTACGTTTAGTTAACTCAATATTGTTCTCGTTCTCGTTTAATCTCTCGTTTTTGTTGTTTTTATTTTTGTTTTTATTTTTGTTGTTTACGCCGAATCCAAGTCCAAGTTTATAGGTGGTTGAACTTTCGGCATCCTTGGATGGCCCGAAAAAATAATTCGTAATGTAATAGTTGTCACGCAACTCACCCGAGTCATTCTGATTCGCTGCAGAACCTGAATTACCGGTGTTAGAAGAACTCGAGTTTGAAGAAGAAGAAGAAGAAGAAGAAGTAGAAGTAGAAGAAGAACCAGTTCCTTTTTTATCGGTAGAGTAGGTTGACTTGTCATACTTTGGGTCGGTAACCCAAATGTTATCTTTGCAGTACAGTTTGTCGAAGTTGGCATTCATGCATGTGTCACCATCAACCGCACAGCCCTGTTTTGCATCACAAGCTAACACTTTGGCTTGGTCGGCATGAAGTGGAATCTGTTTTGCGGCAACGTCTGGTTCTGTCCAAACAAACTCGGTTTCACTTCCGGGTTTTTTAGCACACACTAAATTCTGAGCCGGATTGTTGGGAGAAACATATGGATTGCAAACAGTGAGAGAATTTTTGCTGGCGATAACACACTGAGCACCTTTTGTACAACTGGGGTTGGGACTGGATTGTTTGACTTCAAATGACGTGTACCCCGCAACTGTAAAGTCAGGTTGAGGTGTACATTCTGAACAGTCCAGATTTGATTCGCATTTTACACCTCCGCCAGGGGGCTTAAAACCGGTGTCGCATGTATGTGGACAAATAAGACGTTGCTTGTGTTTTGGTTCGCTTTTTGGAAGCCATTCGCAGTTTCCAGTTACTGATGTAGCAATTTTACAACCAGGCATGCACTTCACGTTGTTGTTGCTTGCAGTGAATCCTTCTGTTCTTGTTTCGGGTCCTGTGTTGAAACCATGGAGTAAACTTTGGCTGTTCCGTATTTTATGATTGAGCAAGTGGTTGAAACGACGCTCATCGCTATCGGAATCGCTATCGGAACTATCAGATTCGTTACTACTGGAACTATCAGACTCGTCGTTACGGTTGTCATTACGGCCGCGCTTTGAATTGCGATGCTTGCTGCCATTTTCAACATGATGAATTAATCCTGAAGTTCCTCCAATAAAAAGCACTACCACAATTATTACAAATAAAATGGGTTTGCTTAAATACATTGTATGAATACTACTTTGAACCTATAAAATAAAATAAAAATTAAAAATTAAAAATAAAAAAAGTACAACCCGTATAAATATAAAAATGAAAATTGATATAAAATCGTTTAAACTTTAAAATGTTATGATATATTATAGTTACATAAACATGATTATTCCAGTGAAATGTTTTACATGCGGAAAGGTGATTGGTGATAAGTACAGAGCATACCTCGAACAAGTTCGAAAACGAAAAATCGGTGGAAACCAGGCGATAAACAAAGTTGTTTATTTGACACCTGAACAAAATCTAGAAGGCGTGATTGAAGAAACCCCAGAATCAATTGTTATGAACGAACTTGGTATTCGTAAAATGTGTTGCCGGCGTCACTTTTTGACCCATGTGGATATATGAGAATCTGAAAATCTGAAAATCTAAAAAAATCTGAAAATCTGAAAATATGAAAAAAAAAGCGCATTCCTATTTTTTTTCACACTTTAATATAATACAATGCCATACGTAATTCGACCTTACAAAAAAACATCCAAATTCCGGGTGTGTAAACGCAACAGCCGAAAATGTTTCTCAAAACGCCCAATGACCAAACGCAATGCAAAACGACAACTTGCGGCAATTTATGCAAACTATAAACCCAAATGATAAAAAATGTAAAGAGTAAAGTGTAAAGTTAACTGCTGCTGGGAAGCGGTGCTAAACACAACTTGATTTCGCCCAAACTGGCCACATAATATTTGACCACCAGCGGCAAGTCATTTTCCAGGTACATTTCGATTTGGCTGCACAAGTTGGTACACTTTATAAAATATCCTAAATTCTTCAAGGAAAACTCGCCTTGGATAATTTTATTTGCATTTTGTTTATGAATGAATTCCATGCTGCCAGACGTCTCAACGCGCGTTACTTCAGCAGTTGCAAATTGTCCCGAACATCGAAAAATCAGCTCGTTGCCAACTGACTTGATTTCGAGTTTATCCGAAATGAATGACAAGTCGCGAATAATTTTTTGAAAATCTGCAGACGGAAGGTTGATTACAGACGAAAATGTAACATTGGGCTCAATCAGCTCTTCGGGCTCCGGCTCAATCAAGCGCAGTTTTTGTGTTTTGCATTGCTTGATGTCGCCGTTTTCAAACTTCAAACCCAAAAAAGATACAATGCCTTCATTATAGTCCTTGTTTTCAATATAAATGGTGAGCGTATCATCATTGTCAATAGTGTTCACTAGCTTGAACAAGTGAAACATGTTGACACCAATGATGATTTTTTCTTTTTGACAGTCATATTCTTCAAAATTTTCTGCTGCTAAAAACATGTGAGCTAACATGGTGTGTGACTTATCCATGTTGATAATCCGAATCCCGTCAGGACAAAATGTTATATTTGACTCCAACAAAATGTCTTTGAGTGCCGTTAAGAGGGTTCGCATTGCAGCGATTTGTACAGTTTTAATTGTCAACACGTTTCCGTTTCCAGTGCAAGTGCCAGTTGCTGCACTGCTGGTTCCAGTGCCCATGCCAATTTCCGTCTTGAACATTAAAATGAGTTAAGGAGTTAAACAATGTATGTATGAATTTAATAAAAATCTTTAAATAATAAATAATAATTATTAATAATAACAGAGTCAATATAGTTAATACCATATATACCCAAATCAATGGCGTCCACACGAAATATAAATAATCCCAGCGACTATGCCATGCGACAGCGCTTATACACAGGCGCATCCGATTATTTAGCATTTACATCATTCCATGTAGCACCGAATACCGCAAGACCTGACTTGTATGCACCCAGTTTTATGCCACGGCATTTGTTGTGTTCGAATTCAATTGATGTGGAGTCGCAACTGTTCGGAATCAATTCTACCAATTTAGTAAGTCCCGCAGAAAAAGTTACACCTGAAATAAAACAACTACCCAGCGTTTCTTTTTTCGAGAGACAGTTATGTTACATGCCTCAAAACTTGACGCTGGAACCAAATCAACGTCCGTTCTTTTGGTAACTTATTGCGATTATTAATTTATTTTATAATTATAAATAACATAAGTATAAGTATAAAATATAAAATAAAATCCAACAAACATGTTTAGTGGAAGCAGCAGTGGAAGCAGCAGTGGCAGCAGCAGTGGAAGCGGAAACGGTAGTAGCAGCGACAGCTTACTACCAGATTCGTTTCGAAGTGCGTTTTCTCCGTCATCGTCATCGTCATCGTCATCGTCATCGTCGTCATCATCATCATCCATACCCGCAACCACTGATGCTCCGGATTCGGGTGGTCTTTTGCCGTCATTAAGCAGTTTTGGGTCAGGAACGGTTGATTCACTTTTATCCAATTCAAACGAATTTTTGAATTCAAATTCCATGGTTGCTAAATTTTCATTTTTGTTGCTTGTTTTACTGGGCTTCATTGTACTGCTTCGTATATTTATAAGCGTGGCTGCCGTGTTTCTGTCTCCCGACTCCAAACCACTCCTTGTAAACGGCATGATTGATGCAACCGAGTCAAGAGTTATTACGCAAGACCCGGGTATAAAAGGGTCCATTCCGATAACTCGGTCAGTGAATCAGGATGGCGGAATTGAATACACGTGGTCAGTGTGGTTTTTCATTCGAGACCCCGGTGTTGCCGAGGATATTGGACGATTGAAACACATCTTTCATAAAGGTGATAATATTGCGCGCGCAACCAGTGGTGATAACGCAATCCTTAAAACGGTTGGAACTAACGCATCGCCAGGCGTGTTTTTTCAAGTGGATAATGTAAGTACAAACCCGCAAAATCCAAACATAAATACCCAGTCCGTGACGCTAAAAGTAGCAATGAACAAGTACGATAAGAGCGGTGGAACGATGGACGTGATAACTGTCGACAGCATACCGGTGCGAAAATGGATATGCTTGATTATCAAGGTGCGAAACTCCACAGTAGATATTTACATCAACGGCCAACTCACCAAACGTCAAGTGATAAAAGGCATTCCGTACCAGAATTACGGAAGCGTATACATTGCTCAAAATGGAGGGTTTGCTGGAAACATTTCGGACCTTCAGTACTACAACTACGCAATTGGAACCAGCGAACTTCAGGAAATCGTAAACCGCGGTCCCAATTTGAAGTCGGGTGACTCGTCACTTTCCACTATACCGAAATACTTATCTTCCAAGTGGTACTTTGACGTCAACGGATAAATAGATAATTGATAGGACGAAAAAACCTACTTTTTATTATTTTGATTTACTTTTTATCGAAATTTTAATATATTATATATTCGGCATGAGTTACGGTAACAAAATATATATTATGTGTCAAAATAACTTAAACAGACCTCTCTAAGATGAGTATAAAACAACAACCCAACAAGCTTACAAATTAATTTCAATAGAATGGCCAAGCAGTCTTCTTCATCTACGTCTATTTCTACTTCTTCTCCTGCTACCGCTTCTCCCGCAGTTGCTGCAGCATCCGTTAAGCCTAAGACTCCCAAGGCAGCTCCTGCTGCCGGAGGTGCAGTCGCTGGTGGAGCCGCTAAGCCTAAGGTGGTAAAGTCAGTCAAGTCTGAGCCCGCTGCTGTTGCAGCCACTGATGCTGCTGCTTCTGCTGCTGCTCCAGTTACTCCTGCTCAAGAGACCAGCCTTTTCGCCGGTTCCCACAGCAAGTTGCAGACCCTCGTTTCTGCACTCGCGTCTCTTCGTTCCGAGCTTCGTGGCATTGAGCGCCAAGTCGAGCGCGAGCTTCGCGTTGCTCGTAAGGCCAGCGAGAAGAAGCGTCGCAAGAACATCAACCGCCAGCCTTCTGGCTTTGTCAAGCCCACCCTCATTTCCAACGAGCTCGCCGCATTCCTCGGCAAGAGCAACGGTTCCGAGATGGCGAGGACCGAGGTTACTCGCGAGATTAACGCATACATCCGCGATAATAAGTTGCAGGACAAGGCGAACGGTCGTCGCATTTTGCCCGATGCCAAGTTGAAGAAGCTTCTTAAGCTGAAGGACAGTGACGAGCTGACTTACTTCAACCTGCAGCGTTTTATGTCTCCTCACTTTTCAAAGAGCGTCGCTGCAGTTGCAGCTAAGTGAACTGGATTCATCTGCATCCAGACATTATATATACAAAAATTACAAAAATTACAAAAATTAAAAAAAATAAAAAAATAAACAAAAAAAATAAACAAAATAAAAAATAAACAAAAAGTAAAAAATGTTGGGACTTTGGTCTAGGGGTATGATGCTTGCTTTGGGTGCAAGAGGTCGGGAGTTCGATTCTCCCAAGTCCCCCAATGATATTAAAAAAATAAGTTTACATGAACATATAAAACCATATAAACTTATACTTTGCAATTATAACAACCACAATGCCTATGCCAATGAATAATAACAATAACATCAATATTAACTATCCGATAACTATTTATTTGACTGTTTCATGTAATGTGTTCCACGAGTATTGCAACATTCCGTATACAATTGAGCGTGATAAAATTCGGGAGGTTTTGAGTATGACGGCTGATGAAGGCATGAAACGACTTTCGCAAGACATTTGCACGCATGTACTGTTAACCATTTATGACGATTTGGACCGGAAACGTGAATTTCGTAAAATCCGAACCCTCGTTGAAAAAAGTCAGTTGTTTCATATTCACGGACGAACTGCTAGAGACATTATTTATCCGAATGCAGAAACCGATGACCCGCATGCACATCACGGTCGGGTTGTATTTGTGTGCACACACTGTTAAGTCGTTATACGTTATATACGTTATACTTCATACTGGATTGGATTCGTACGTAGCACTTTGCACTTCGGAACATGTTATGATTCTTCTTTGTATTTTTGCGGGTTGTTTTTTTTGAAATGGAAAACTGTTGCCACTCTCGTTAGCAGCGGCGGATTCGGGGTCGGGGTCGTGCTCGCGATTCACAATGTGGTCGTACTCTTCTTCCAATAACTTTTTAAGGAAGTTGTATATCGCGAATAAAACTTCTTCAGAGCATTTTCCGACAATGAGTACGCTACCCGTTCGAAATATCATGAATGAAATTTCACAAAAGTTGGGTTTGGGACAGTCGTTTTTGTTATAATGTGGCTGTTGTCCGTTTTGAACGGCGCGACCATGTACATAATAAAACTTGGACTGAATGCCTGGGTAAGAGCAGGAATCGTAGTTACTATTAATTCGATATTTGTATTTTAAAAGCTCGTGTAACTTGTCTCTATCAATATAAAATCCGCAGTTGAAGTTCGAGTTGATCAGAACAGTTTCGCAATTTTCTTGAACGTATGCGAGGTCCATCGAAACGGCTGGACGTAAAATGCGTGTAATCATTTCAAGAACGTAGTTTAGGGTTTGAATATTTTGTATGCCTGGTATTTCCAGTTTCCCCGTATTGAAAATTTTCACATGCATTTCTTTAAATTCGGGAAGATGTGAAAACTCCCTTGGTTCCAAATCGGAAGTAGGAGGAGCACTTGATTTCGGGACTTGAATTCGGATGATAATTACAAAGCAGTTGAAGAACGCCCGTTTTTTTTTGCTTCGGTAACACATGATATCTTTTTTTGAAAGACCAACGCTTATTTTGCGTTGGTCTTTGAACTTTATTCGGCCTTCCGGGTTGTCAATGTGCTCTATTTCCTGGTTGTCGCAACACTTTTCTGCGTGAATACGCTCGATTATTTTTTCGTATTCGTCTTTATTAATGGTTGAAAACTTGATTTGTTTTTTGATAACGCCTTCCACGGGGTCCACGTAGCGTATTACTGGAATGTTCCAAAATACTTCCTTGATGTTGATTTCTTTATTCAAATGCGCTATTTTGGTTGTAGTCGAAATATAGATTGGACTGCAAACGGGAACGGAGCCTTTAAAAGGCGGAACATGCGCCAATGCTCCGGTTACCTCATTCATTTCCGATGACGATGCTGATATGTCAAATGAGTCAAACGACTCGTTCGAGGTGAACGAGTCTATCTCATCGCCGGTATGCATATTGCGCTTAAACAATTCCCAGTCATCATCAAGGTCGGTCATTTTTAGTGATGCTATTATGATTGTACAGTAGTACAGTACAATCATAGAATGGTCTTTAAGTGGTCTTTAAATTCAATTTTATATTATATTCTATTTTCTATTTTAACATTTTAACATTTTAACAGGGATTTCCATTTCATAATGACTAAACTGATATATTCAACAACATGATTGGAGTTATATTCTTGGTTGTGAATGGCGTGTTCAACCTGCGTCAGCAATTCCGGAGTAACGTCGGTTTGACGGGTTCGAATGATGTAGTTCAGGAACTGCAGTATCATACTTTTTTTTTCGATGTTGTATTCTTTACTAACTTGGTTCAGCCGGAACGATAACTCTGATGCAGTTTTTAATTCAACCAGTTCAGTCCATATTCCAGGGTGAATGATTTTACATGCTGACTCGGATGCAGACTGGTTGGACTGCATGTAGTTTATCATTCCGCGAATATCGGACCCAAAAAAGGTTTGAATGTTGCGTAATGTGGTGTCAGACAAGTGTAGTTTTTCGGCAACGTTAATTTGGTTTAAAAAATCAATAATACATGTTTCAGGTAACTGATTAAAGCGCATTTTTACAAACTCCGATTGTAGTGATTCGTCGATTTTGCTAACATAGTTGCATATGAGGCAAAATTTAACGTTACACGCGCTTTCTTTATTGTAATTGTTAATCAAGTAGCGCAGCGCTTGTTGAGCGTTTTTTGTCATGTAATCAACTTCATCTAAAATAATGAACTTTAGTTGACAGCCTCGTCCAAACAAACTTTTTGTGTTTACAAATGTACTGATTTGGCTTCGAATTACGTCGATTCCGCGTTCATCGGATGCGTTCAAGTGAATCACGGTTCCAAGACCAAGAGTGGGTTGAGCTATCGTCGCGGGTTCAGTATCTGAGGTTGGGCTTGGCTTTGTATATTTTTTTTGAAATGCGTTTACCAAATTTATCACGGTCGTGGTTTTTCCGGTTCCTGGAGGGCCGTACAGTAATAAATTTGGAAAATAGCCCTTTTCAATAATATTTTTGAAAATAACTTGGTTTGTTTTGTCAAGCACAATGTTGTCAAATGTTTTTGGCCGGTACTTTTCAACCCATGGTGTTGAAGACTCAAAGTATGGTGTCGCCGCCATTATGTATAAATTTGTATAAACTTGTATTTCACTATTTAATATCATTTAAACAAAATAATAATAATAATTACAATAATTACAATAATATGGTAACACTCATGCCAGACAATGCCAATCCGACACGGGCCGACATTGATAACTACATTTATAAAATAGTCGCAACTGGAAAAAAAACGGAACTGGAAAAAATAATTCGAGAGATTCGAATGAAACAGGCGTCTATCCACCCAGCCGAACAGTATTTTTATGATTGTGTTTTTGAAGAAAATAAAAATAAACAATATAAGTAAAATTGTTGCGTTTATCACTTGTCTATAAAATGACAGGTAACGGTATAAAGCTAAATTAAGTTCAACATATACAATGCTTCATCATTCAGCGTCCATGTCGTCATTGGGGGCGGCGCTGTCATCATCGTGGGGTGCATCGTCGTGTTCTAAAAGTGGGAATGGATACCTTGAACTTATCCTGGGACCCATGTTTTCCGGAAAAACATCAAAATTGGTTGAAATTCATAAGCAGTGCTTGTTTTGCAACATTCCGGTTGTTGCAATTAACTATGCTGAAGATACACGGTACTCGGATACAATGATGTCGACGCATGACAGAACCATGATTCCGTGTATTCGAGGTGGTCAAATCAAAGACTTGGCGGTTGACCCCGTGAATGGGTTCGCCATTCGGAGCGCGGCCGTTATTTTGATAAACGAGGGACAGTTCTTTCCAGACATTGTTGACTACGTTCGAAAATGGGTGGACGTTGATAACAAGCGTGTTTACATATGTGGATTGGATGGCGACTTTATGCGCGCACCGATTGGACCCATAAACGACCTCATTCCGTTCTGTGACAAAATTGATAAGCTCACATCCTTGTGCAGCAAGTGTCGTGACGGAACACGAGGCATTTTCAGCTTTCGTGTTACCAATGAGACCGAACAAAAACTAATCGGGTGTTCTAACTACATACCCGTATGTCGAAAGTGTTACAATGAACTTAGTGAAGAAAAACGGGTACAACAACATCAAAATCAAAATCAAAATAAAAATACGTGTGATGACAGCGACGGAATGTGAACTCATTACTTAAAAAAAAATTGATTGTTTTTTTCAATTAATTATTGTGAAAAAAACATGCGTTATAAATATGGCAGAACAGCAACAACAGCAACAACAGCAACAACAACAAAAACCGTGGTCAGTCGACTACTTTGAACGGGCAAGGCATCACATGACGAGCTGGGTCAAAGAGCAGTTATTGCCTTATATCCACAGCCCCGGCCATTCAAAAATATCTATCAAGGCTCCAGTGAAAAGCGGTAAGCGTGAAATTGTAGAATACGTTGCTCAGCGAGACAGCGTTTCAGGCTCAGGTAACCCAGAACGTGTTCACATGTTTGTTTCATCATGGCACAGGACTGCAGATGCTGAACAACGCGAAGAACTAGGACAACAAAATCTCACTGTGTTTTCAACAACCAGTCATAAAAGAGTGGAAGCGTGCAAACTCTGGATTAGCGACCGTGTTAAAGAACGAAAAGTTATTGTCATGCACCTGGACGAATGTGACTATGCTACTGCGCCCCTCCAAATCCTGAGCAGCTTGTGGCAGTTTATTCGCAGTATTCGCGAATGCACCGTCAAAGTCATCTTGTACAGTGCAACTCCCGAAGAAGTCATTTACGCGTCTGCAAGACAGGTTGAAACCTTGGAAGAACATGAGCTTCTTCATGACATTCTTGTAACCAATCAAATTACGTACACGCCGTCCGAAGGTTACTGCGGGTCGGGACGGTTCCTGCAAGAGGGGTTGGTTACAAACGCACTGCCATTCTTTGAAAAAGTCGAAGAAGATGGTGAATGCCGATTCGCAATTTCACAACAGGGCCGCCAAATTATCAGCGACCTCAACGCGGCGGTTCAAGTGAACCCAAAAAGAAACTGCATTGTACTTCGATTGTCGTACAGTGAAGGCGGAAAGAAGGTGGACAACAAAGCATTTCACATATTCATTAACCACGTTTACAGGTTTATTGAGTTGCACGGACAAGGCTTCAGTATCATTTACGACAAGTCAACGGGATGTGTGAAACCGAGTCAAAAATCTACGGCGGTTTCCGTTCGTGCCGACAGAATTGAATGGTCCGAACAATCATACTGGGACGACCTGGCAGAAGGCCCTCGACGAAAATACATATTCGTCATTGACCAAACATCGTCGCGGTCGACGGAATGGGCGTGCCATGACAGAATCTTCGCGTACCACGACTTTCGACACACGGTTCAGTACACGACTGTTGCCCAAGCACAAGAACGTGTGAATCATTACACACAGCGATATGACAATGAGTTTCAACGAATCCAAGTGTACGGTCACTTGCCAACATTTCAGTTGTCGGCAGGGGTAATTACGTATGACCAGTACTTTGAAATTACAACACGCTGGGCCATGCGAAAGATTTCAAGCTTAGCAATGGACGCTGAAGATGAAGGTGAAAGCGTGAGTAGCCAAAGTGTTGAAATGGAAGGTGGTGACTGTGAAAACTATATTGTTCGGGAAAGAGCGACTAAAATTCGTCACCCGGACTGTCCTGAAACTGGCTTGTCCAAATACACGGCACGTCGGTTGTTACAGCAGATGGGATGTTCAAGAAGCACTGCAATTTCGTCACGTGTGGTTGGAAATCCTAAACAAATACCTGAATACAAAGGAACCTGGTATGCATGCGTTCATGGAAAAGCCAGTTGGGACAACGTATGGGATGCACATTGCGCATCTCGTGAGAATCACGGTATTACACGTTCACGTATTCGAAACCCGTTTGAAAACGCTGAAAGTAAGCGACACGCGGATGGTCGATGGAAGGGCCAACATCGAGGCTGGCGTGTGTTACGTTGGGATACTGCAACCCAACAGTTGTTTGACATTGACGATAGAGAACAAGAACCAAGAAGAATCGAAGACCTGGGCTCGACTGGAGGAGAGAGAAACAAAGTGTGCTACAACGAGTCTGGAGCCTTGGGGATACTGATTGTTGAACCAACGGGTAAGTACATTACCAAAAACAAATTGGTTAGCGTAAACACCATGTACAGCACTCACTAACTATCTATATGATATAAATAAACATAACTAACTTTTTTTTTCGTTTTTGAATGAATAAATGAAAAATAGCGATTTATCATTTAAAACTGAAAAAAAAATTGAGATTGTTTTTCCATGTTTATATATGATGAATACAGTGATACAAACAAGTACAATCAATAATGAGCAGCACTCGTGCAACTTCAAATCAAATCAAGTGGAGACAGTACACTGAACGCGAACGCGAACAGCGTGAAAAAAATGAAATGTCAAAAGAATTCGGAGACTACAATGAAGTTGAAGTTGAAGTTGAAGTCAAAACCCCAAGACGCAGTACCAGAAGTAGTACCAAGACTGTCGAAACCCAATTGACAAAAAAATCTACCAAAAAGGTCACAATCGCAATTACAAAACCAGCTCATTCCAGTCAGTTGTTTGAAAACGTGCAGCTTGTTCGAACTCGTGCTCAAAAGCGTCTCGCTGATGCGGTCGATGCCATGGTACAACTTCAAGACACTTCAGCTCCAGTTACTCCAGTTGCTCAGAAAGCAGGAAGACGCTCGGAATATTGGGTGAAGCGTGACGACAAGCGCAGACAATCAGCCAGGTTACTCAAGATTCAGCAGCAGCAGCCCCACTAAGAACGAACAAACGAGCGTGATGTAAATGCGGGCGCGGGCGGCGGACAAACTGGTAACTGGTAAGTGTATAGTATAAAGCAACTAGTAAGATATTAATTATATTGCTAACGAATTCCAACTATTTACAGGTACTTTTTTTATTTTTTTAAACCATTATGGTTTGTTAAAAAATTGATATCATTTTCATTATATGATTGATATGGTTAGTAGTAGACAGTAGACGTAGACATCAAGCATCTAAACAATAACAATGGGAGCTGTATTTGGAAGAATAACCCTGAAACACAAACCCAAACCCAAACCGTACCGTAGACATCGTCTAGGTAATGCGAATTTACAGCGGAGCCATCCAATGCAAACACGGTCGCAAACTCGAATGCTTAAAAAATAAAAAGGAATAGACAAAAGGTAAATAAACAACATATATAATAGTAGACCAACTAACACTTTTTTTATTCGTAAATAATTTATGAAAACAACTTAAATTAAATTACTTACTCAAGTTACATATTATCATATCATAACAAATAACGATAATGCAAACTCCTGAGTTGCTATCAGTTCTGAAAGAAAAAGTTTATAAACAGCCGAAGGTCTCTAAAAAGGAAAAGGTTCCGAAAGAGTCAAAAGAGTCAAAAGAGCCAAAAGAACCGAAAGAGCCAAAAGTTCCGAAAGAGCCAAAAGAGCCAAAAGAGCCAAAAGAGCCAAAAGAGCCAAAAGAGCCAAAAGAGCCAAAAGTTCCGAAAGTTCCGAAAGAGCCAAAAATTCCGAAAGAGCCGAAAGTTCCGAAAGAGCCAAAAGAGCCGAAAGAGCCAAAAAAGCTGAAAGTTCCAAAAGTTCCGAAAGTTCCAAACAATCCAAATAATCAAGAAATAACAACTGTTTACAAAAAACGTGGTAGAAAACCCAAAGGTGGTAAAATTATTTCTTTGAACGACGTGAATGATGCATCATCGGTTGAAAATCAAAATCAAAATAACAAACATCATAAACTTGAAACAAATTTGGTTTCAACAAATGTTATCCTTCATTTGAAGTGTAGTTATACAGACATGCATTCCAGTTCAATCTCTATGTTCAAATATGAACCGAATATTGAGGCAGTTGAGTCCTATGCTGACTCAAGTGACATAAGTGAATCGGCTTGTGAATATAAAAACTCTACAACTACCACACCACCAAGCATAAGTGTTAGTGACGAAAGTATAGATGAAAAATATAAAAAAGTGATTGAAGAACATCAAATGGAGTCAGTAAGTGAAATATTAAAAACACTGAAAACGCCGATACCGGATAACCCGACTGAAACTATCACTTCTTCTTCTTGTTCTGTAAATTCTAATAAACAGTTTATAACATCATCATCTGCTTTTTTTTCAGGAAATGGGCCAGATTTGACACCACCGGCTGTACCCATTGTTACAATTACAGCTGCCGAACCAATGAAAGAAATATATAAAAAGGTTAACAAACTGAAAGTCATACTTCATAGCGACAACGCAATGTTCAATGCCGTTCAACACTCGGCATGTTTTTGGGATACGTGCGAGTTTAACACGCCCGTCATTCATATTCCAAAACTGTATAACAAAGCGTCTGACTCGTATACGGTATACGGCTGTTTTTGTTCACCTGAATGTGCAGTCGCTTATTTGGTTCGTGAGTCGCTAGATTCATCTGTAAAATTCGAACGAATACAAATGTTGAATGAAATGTATAACAACGTTTGTAATAACACGGACAGACCGGTGAAACCCGCTCCGGACCCCAGGTACACGCTGAATAAATACTACGGAAACTTAACTATTGAGGAATATCGCAAGCTTTTAAAAAGCGACCATTTGTTATACATTGTCAATAAACCGCTCACACACTCGTTACCTGAACTGTATGATGATAACAACGACTTTTTAGTAAACGGTAGAAGCACATCATCAAGTTCTAATTCAATTTCAAGTTCAGTGTCAGGGCACGTACAGGCATCGTCGGCATCAACCCCCTCAATGGCATCAGCATCAATGTTTACTGCAAAAAATAAAAATAAATACATGTTTCCAACTCAGAATCAAAAATAAAATGGTATTTATTATTTTGATTACATTTTATGTATTTATTTTTTTGATTGACTTGACCTGAAAACTGGTTTTCCGTTTTTGAATTCTCCGACTTCATCGCCAATATCTCCGTCTGCGAGACATTCGTAAATTACACCAGAAGTTTCATTGGTTGTAAAATATGTTTTCCCCTTGATTTGAATTTCAATAACTTCTACTTCCTCTTCTGCATCCGCTTTTTCCTCTTCTTCGTGTTCTTCTTCCTCTTCTTCTGCTTCTTCCTCTTCTGCGTCCGCTTCTTCCTCTTCTTCTGCTTCTTCCTCTTCTTCTGCTTCTTCCTCTTCTGCGTCCGCTTCTTCCTCTTCTTCTGCTTCTGCGTGAGATTCTGCGTCAGCTTCTGCGTCAGCTTCTGCGTCAGCTTCTTCCTCTTCTGCGTGAGCTTCTTCTTCCTCTTCTTCTGCTTCTGTGTCAGCTTCATCATCTTCTTCTTCTTCTGCGTCAGCTTCTTCCTCTTCTTCTGCTTCTTCCTCTTGTTCGTGTTCTTCTGCTTCTTCATCTTCGACCTTTTCTTTTGTGACATGTTTATTGGGTTCGTGCGGCTCACCTGAATCATCATCATCTTCTTCTTCTTCTTCTTCGCTTTCGCCGGATATTTCATTTTCAGTTAATTCTTCTTCCCCAAATGATTCCTCAATTACCAATGTAATATTTGAATTTGAACCTGAATTTGGTTTCAAAGAAGTTGAAAGTTGAAGACGCAGTGCATCATTTTCAAGTTTCAGAGCTTCAATGGTGGAAATATATATTTGCACCTGTTCCTTTTTATTTTCTGTTTCATGATTTTCATAAGTTTCACGAGTTTCGCGTCCTTCACGAATGGCGTTTTGAACTGCAGGAAGTGCCATTATAACATCGTGTGTTTCTTTGTATATCGCGTACTCGGAATGTAATCCAGTAAGATGAACTCGCAAGGTCTCTCCCACCTTGGCAATCAACTCATCCACTTTATTTATTGCTCCATGTGTAGCTGCCATTGTTGTTGTCGTGATGTTTCTTCTTGTTACTCGTCTGTGACATAATGTATAAGCTTACCAATTTAAATCAATTTTAATATAAATATAAATATAAACATACATACATATAGAAAGTATAAGGAATGTCAGAGTCTGCACCTGAATGGATATACGAGTCTCCTGATAACGGTAAAACTGTGTATCGTAGAAAATCCCAAGATGATAACCGCGAACTTGTGCCTAATGAAGAAATCACCCAGTGTAAAGTAAATGTCATATTGAACCAAACGGAGTATACGGAAGAAGAAGCGCGCGTGCACCTGGCACGCTATAACAATGATGAAATTGCAGTGATTCGGTACTACTTAACCGGGTCTGCTGCTCCAAAGGATGCTACCAAAGCAAGTCAAGTTACATCCAAAAATCAACTGGTGTATACCGAAATACGAAAATTCATGGACACATGTGTAAAAAAATGAAATTTTTAAGAATCAAATGAATCAAAATAATCAAAATGTTATTCAATTCAAATAAAATAAAATACAATAATATTAAGTATTCCATTTTATTATTCATATTCCTATCATATTCCTATGCCTCTCGTGAGTTCATTATGTCCTCCGGCACTGTTGTACCTTGGGTTTTCAATTATTCAAATTATTATTGACTTGTTTAGAGGAGACCACGTGACCGCTTTTTTTAAGTTTTTAGTCACGCTCGTGTTTCTCTTTATTCTTCAAAACTTGTGTGATACGGGCCTCAGCTTAATTTCATGGTTCATTGTGTTTGTTCCGTTCATTATGATGACGTACGTTTCATCAATTGTACTTTACCTGTTTGGAATGAAACCCACGCCAGGTGAACAAAATGTTGTTAAAGGAAAGAAGGAATTGGACCCTGACTATTTTAATAAAGCACATTCCAATCCCGGGTACCCAAAAAATGCTGCATCCGGAATGAGCAGTGAGAATGAAAAATTGAACATTAAGGTATAATGGTTTGACATGAAAATCAAGATACCATTTTTTTATCCATAGGGGGTCTCCCTCCGGGTGTTTTTCGATTTCCCATATTTTTAACATTGTTCGAAAGTTTAATAATATCTTTGTCTACTTTTTGAACCGACTCGTTGCTGGTTTCGTATCGTTTGTTTAATTTCTCAAAGTCCTGCAGAGTTTTATTAATTTCATCGTAGGTGCTGCAATCGTCACCGCAAGCGCTGGTTTTTGGTTGAGACTTTGTTTGAGAATTTGGAAGGTTCGAAGGAAGCGGTGTTTTTGATGCAGAGGGCGGTGGTGGCGCATTCGCATTTGCCATTCCCTCGCGAGTTAAAACCTTTGTGTGAACGTGAAATGCAACCAGTCCTGCAAATAACATAATTGCTGCGTAAATAAAAACTTTATTCATGCAGGTTTCTTTTATTATTTCTTTCTTTTTTTATTTATTTCTTTTGTTATTTCTTTCTTTTGTTATTTCTTTCTTTTTTTATTTCTTTCTTTTGTTATTTCTTTTTTTTATCATTTATCATTCATCATTTTTCTTTTTCCATTTCCTTGAGAGAATCGTTGATATCTTTAATCGAGTTGGAATGTATTAATGACGTTTGTCGATTTGCCTCTATTTTTTGTTCCAAACTTTGAACCGTTTTTATCGAATCCGATAATTTTTTTTGTAGTTCCTTTACTTCAGTACACGACTCAGGACATTTTATTTCGGGGTTATCTTTGTTTTCGACACCTTCCAACAGTCGTTGCGGATGCGGATACGACGATGATGAGTTTGAAAGTAAGCAGTTAAGTATCAAAAATAAAAAAAAACCAAACACCACATAGATTAAAAGTCGTTGCATTTCTTTTTTTTTCGCGTTTTCTAGTTTTCTACTTTATAACTTTATACATAAAATAAATAAAATAAAACAAATAGTAAAAGATTTAGTAGCAAAATAAAATAAAATAAATTAAAATGTCTCGACCAACCAACTTCAATGTTTCAAATACTTTGACAACCACCCAAACAGGACTTATTCAATCGAAAACGGGAAATGTGTTCAGCGTGTACCCATCGCATACATCGCCTTACGCGGACGCCCGATTCATTACAAATCCAAACGAATACGGGTCATCCAGTTTTGGGCGTCCCGTTCCAATCAAACATTGGCGTCGACAGCTCATTCGTGTAACCACTTCATCTTCCCCCAGCATTACAGGAACTACGGGTTCGACTCGCGGAAAGGTGACGCTTCGAATATTAGATGCTCCCGGTGGCGCGGTGATGCGCACAAATGGAAGCTGCGCCTGTGACACTGCTACCAACGGAGCAATTAACAATGCGTACGTCAGCACGGACTCAGCAGTTACGCTTGCGCCCGGCGAGGGGTCCAACGTTAGCACCATTTACAACCCCGGATACGTGCAATATGGCGATAATAAAATTTATACCGGCATTTACAACACGAACCGCGTGGGACCTTGTCCTCAATTGCGTCCGGTGCGTACCGGGTCCACGCTGTTGAGTAAAGCGTATTATTCGGACAACCGTGCGCGACTGCACGCGCGAGGACGCACGTTTGACCAGAATGCGCGCGCAAACACGTCAATGTGCGTGCGCCCCGAGTATCAAGACACGGCTGGCGCGGCTTGTTTTGTAGAACCCGTCGTGAAACCCAACAACACGCCGTTTAAAACCCAGGGTGCGGTTTCGGCCGGGCTCCGTATGGAACGGCTGAAACAAACCACCATTACCAAAAACGGAAACTCGTTCTTAAGTGCTTTTGGAATGGCGGCAGCAAATGCCGGAAAGTACCACGGAAGCAATTTTACACCGTACTTTATTAAGAACAAAATGCAAAACCCGATATGCAACACGGCGGGACTACGTATTCGCGAACACGCGCGCATTTGTCCAACGTAATAAATTGCAATTGAATAATAATGGTATAACTAACAAAATAAAAATAATAATAAAAATAAACAGATATATTAATGTGAATATATGAATATGTCTGTGTTGGAAAATGAAGAAGGCAGGGGATTTGTAAGTCGAACGCCGCAACAAGCGTATGACGACATTATCAAATACGCCAACGCGCAACGACGCGGCGTTTGCGGAACGGGAGTAGTAACGAAAAAGGTAATCAACCCGTCAACTGATTTCTTCAGCTACGTGAACCGGGGCTGGATACGGTCCAAACGCTTGAAACACGGACAAGAATACATTGTGCAAATCGATAATTTTCGGTTGGCGCAAGACGCCGTGTACAACCAGCTGATTTCAATTGTTAACGCTGCTTCTACCCCTCCTGCAGTAAAGCGCTTATATGGCTCGTTGAATACGCCGCTCTCATCGTCGGCCGTTGTGAATCATGTGAATGAGTTTGCCACATTTTTGGATGAGTGCATTGCGCACAACGATTTGTGGAAACTGTTGGCGTACTTGAACACCAATGAAACGACGCGATATGCGTGTCCGATATCATGGGATGTGTCTGCAGATGAAAAAAACAGTAAAACTTTTGTAAGTCATATCACGTACCCGGAGCTGTCACTCTACGACTACCGGTACTACGTTAAAGGTAAATGGTCGAATAAAAAACAGCATAATAAAGGAACGAATAAAGGAACGAATAAAGGAACAGTTAAAAGAAGCGAGTTAACTAAAAATAAAACGTTGCGTGTCCATTTTCAAAAAAAACACAAGGAACCTGCCTCGTACCAACAAGAAGTGTTGAATACGTATATCACCTACATGAATGACATTTTCAAAGCGGTTGGAATGGAAAAAGAACTGTCAGGCGAACACGTACTGAAAATAGAAAAAATGATAATTCGTCACATGGCCTGTTACAACTCGAAATCGAAATCAAACCAAAGTTCAAAACAACAAGAATTTGACAATGAAAATGAATATGAAAAAATAACTTTGAGTCAGCTTGAAACGGAAACAAGATTGGATTGGCAAAAAGTAGCTCAACATTTGGGTTACAATAAGCCATTGCCAAACGATAAAATCGTTTGCTCTTCTACTGGATATTTGAAGTGTATGATGAGGTCGTTACTTGCGGGATATCATGATGATGATGATGATGATGATGATGATGATGAGGATGATGCAGATGATGCGGATGAACCAGATGAACCAGGTACAAAGTCACGTGGATGGAAATCGGCCAAGTGGCGCAGTTACTGGATTTACATTTACGCGCGGCACGTCATTCAGTACCATGCCGAATGGTCCAAAGACATTCATTTCGCGTTTTGCATGAAGTACTTGCGTGGCCAGGCGGCGCCGTTACCGCAACGCATTGTGGCGTTGTACGGCACAACGTACGCGTACGACTCATTTTTTGCGCACGAGTATAAGCGCCGGTTTTTTAATGCGGACCAGGTGAAGTATGCTGAAAATGTTGCGCGGGATATATGCCATGCCGCGAAAGACATGGTGCGTGCAAACACGTGGGTAAGTAAATCCACACGGTTAGAAGCTTTGCGTAAACTGGAATCTCTCAATATCCGGATAGGGTTACCTGAAAAGTTGGGTCCGGACGTTCCCGCAACCGTTTCTGCACGATTCAAGACGCAGGACGGGTGGACGAACTTGACGGCCATTTTTAAATGGCGGACCCAAGTGGCGGTGCGCAATGAAGGGCGCGCGGAATATGATATGCCGCAAATTGACTGGGCGCAGATGAAATTTGTGGGGTCGCAAGCGTATGTGGCAAACGCGTATTATACCGAAATGCGGAATTCGGTATACATTCCGCTGGGGTACTTTCAAACGGGATTCGTGGATTTGGCGCACGGACCCGAATACAATTTGGCGCGTATCGGCTACACGCTGGGACATGAAGTCGGGCACTGCTTGCACGTGTACGGTCGCATATTTGACCATACGGGAAATATGCGGTCATGGTGGACGCCACGCGATTCGGCCATTTATAACCGAAAACTGGCGAATGTGGAACGGCAATACGAGTTGGCGGCGCGACGCGACGGGCTGGAATTTGATGCCAAGTTGTCGTTGAGCGAAGATTTGGCGGATATTACGGGATTGAAGTTGTGCGAGATGGTTTTGAATGCGCAACATGAACGGTCTAAAATGTTGACGCCGCTGCGGATGATATCGTTTGAGAAATTTTATACGGAGTTTGCGAATCAGAACCGGCAGAAGATATACCGGCGGTCGATTTTCGCACAACTGAAATCCAACCCGCATCCACTGGACAAGTACCGGACCAATATTCCGCTGTCGCGAATGGCGCTGTTCAATAAAATATACAATATCAAACCCGGGGATAAAATGCACTGGCAAACGGAGGATACCGTGTGGTGAATTGTATATATATGTTCTGTTATTTTTTGGTATCATCTTTTTCATACAAAAATAAAAAAGAGTTATTTTCTATACTAATTTCACCGGTCAGTTCTTCGTCTTTGCTTTCATAAACACTCCTATCATTATAAGTGATTGGTTTGTCCGGGCCATTTTCGTATGATATATATTTAAAATGCCCACCACTCGCGTTTCCAGATTTCAATATCGCACCTCGTAATTTAAACTTATACGTCGTTTGTGATGACAATTTTCTTCCTTCTGTATTATACGTTTGGGTTACAGTAATTTGTCTATCAACGATAATTTTTTTTTTATTCATTCCAGAACCAGAACCGGTTGTTCTATTCAAATATATTAAAAAGTATCGATTTTTATCATCAAATTGTATTTGGGTTTGCGATGATAACGTATCAGAGAGTTTAGAGACTGTATTAGTATATGCATCTAAAGCAGTTTGTATACTGTTTATGTTCGCATCGGATATAGCAATTAATCCGGTAATACATTTTTCAGCATTATCAGGAACATCAGTCACGTGACTACCAGTTTTAGTATTAAATACAAATTCTCTAAATTTCAAACTTTCTACTGCACCCTGAAGGTTTTTGTCACTTGTAAAGGCATCCAATACACGGATTAATACTTCAGACGAGTCTTGTTGGGCATCTTTTTCTTCTTTATCTTTTCTTTCAAATAACATATATGCTAAATTATCTTTATATATTGTATCTTCGACCGTTTTTTTTTTACCAGATTTACTTGCATCAATCATGAGTTTCAACATTTGAGCTGCATTCACTTGTATTAGATTTTCTTTAGTTAATGAATCGTTATTGGCACTAATCCATTCTCGTAATCCCTGAGCTGAAAACAGTAATTGAAATGCTGCATTGAAGTAACAGTGGTTTTTGCCGCCGTTTATAAGACCGGTAGATAAATAATTCGCAGGCTTATCCTGATTTTCATCGTCATCATCGTGGTGGTCATTACAACCCAATAACTCCGCATACCGAATACCTTTGGGGTTTCCCACAATGTATCCAGTTTTTAGTAATTCACAGTAAACTTCTTTGGTTAACAGTTTTTTTCCGATAGGTTCATTTAGTATATCTAAACTACCATCGTCCCCTGGCTCAACAGACTTTAAATTATCTAATATCGTTCGCAACCTCGACGACGATGCTTCGCTATCGTCGTCCTCATTGCCTGGAATCATGATATCGTCAGCTTTAACGTTAGTAACGGATTTTGCCTCTTTCAATGTAAAACTTTTTTTATCGGTCTCAATTTTATCCCCATTTCTAGTAATAAATATAAATTTATTTTTTGAATCCTTTGCCTTTACGTAATAATCGCTGCCGCATAAGTAATATGTATTTATTGGTGACATTGCAACAACAGTTTCTCCCTGCTCACCACTCGACTCGTTGACAACAATCATATTCGATGGGCCGAATTTTGTTTTGTCGGCCCAATTAAAACTATTGCACGACAGCGTGCATAGCTTTATTCTATTAGGCATTTCAATACGTTTCAATTTGATAGCATCAATTACTGCTGGGTTGGAACAGCCGGAGGCTTTTAATTCATTACATATTTTATTTTCTATATGCGCGTTCGGAGCAGGTACCATAACGCCGTACACCTTTTTACCCGTATTTGCCGTTATTGTCATAAGTTGGTTGTACGCAGTTTCAAACATTCGAATATGCCCATTATGCGGCGGATTGAAACTTCCGCCCGTAACTAAGAACACTGCATCATCTTTATGATTTGAAATAAAATTGTTCACACCTTTATTATTCATTTGTTGTGATACTGGTTTAGGTATAGGTTTAAAAGAAGAAGAAGAAGAAGAAGACGATGCTATATGCAGGTCATGTGCTTTATGTGTTGAATCAATCTCACCCATTAACGCATCTAAATAAGTTGTAAACTCACCCGGTAAATTCTCTCTACATTCGGTTTGAAACTGTTTTAATGCATCAATTGTCGCCTTTTTAAGCTCTGCATAATTTATTGATGAAATAGGTGTAACTTCTACGTCATAATGGAGTAGGGACTCGGTACCGGTATCGGTCATCACTGAATTTCGTTATAGTATGTAGTATATGGTTATTGAAATATTCAAATATTATATGTTTAATAAATATGTTAATATGTTTAATAAATAAATTGATGTAAATATGTAAATATAATAAATAATAAGAAAGTATATTTTAGTTGCGATTCGTTCGGTCCGTCAGTCATTCATTCAAAATGCACTTTTGCGCTAGATGCGATAACATGTATTATATCTGTATCGATCCGGGTACTGGAACCCCGTCCGATGCTGCTGCTGCTGGTGCAGGTTCTGCATCCTCTGCATCTGCTTCTACTTCGTCCTCTTCGTCGTCCCTGGTTCATTATTGCCGCAATTGCGGCCACCGAGAACCCGTTCGTCAAGAAATTTGTGTTTCTAAACTTCAAATCAAGCACGCCGCTCAAAATTACGGAAACATTATCAACCGGTACACGAAACTCGACCCAACCCTTCCGCGTATCAGTCACGTGACATGTCCCAACCATTTATGCGCCAGCAACACCAAAGAAAAAGAAAAAGGCCAAGGCCAAAGCCAAGGCCAAAGCGAATTTCAAGCTCCGCGTGAAGTCATTTACCTTCGCTACGACGAAGAAAATATGAAGTACGTCTACTTGTGCGCGGTGTGTGACGCATTATGGAGCACCGTGCAATCTGCAGCACCCATTTAACTACGCACGTTTGATTGAACATTCGAAACGATATAAACATGTAGCGTGTATTACATGTATATATCCAAAATAAATATCGATATGGGTATTCCAAGTTTTTTTGTTCATGCGGTTCGAACATATAAACGCATCGTCAAACCTATCAAGTCCCTGGGGATTCCCGTTTCCAATTTATATATGGACTGCAACGGCCTCATTTATAACGCGGTTCGCGACGTGAAACTGCCGTCGGGGTCTACGGTGCGCGCCGCGTATGAGTCTGCCGTCATTCAGCACGTGTGCGACGCTATCACGTCATACGTGCGCACCGTCGCACCCACAAACAGCGTATTCATTGCATTTGACGGTGTTGCGCCCTCTGCCAAGCTAAATCAACAGCGCGAACGCCGGTACAAAACGTGGCTCGCCAGCGCTATCGACACCGACATTTTGCACGCTTCAACGGGTTCAACGGGTTCAACAAAAGCAAAAGTATCCTCGTCGGAGGCGTGGTCCACCGCGTGCATCACGCCCGGTACGGAGTTCATGTCCAAGCTGCACGTGGAAATGACGCGGTACCGTGACAGCCAAGCTTCGCAGTTTCCGAACCTTACATTCATGCTGTCCACCAGCGCGGAGCCCGGCGAAGGCGAACATAAAATCTTCGAACACATTCGCGCCGAGCCTGAAAAACACCGCGACCAGGTCACACTGGTATACGGTCTTGACGCGGACTTAATCATGCTCACGCTGAACCATTTGCACATTTCCAACCGCATTTTTTTGTACCGCGAAACCCCGGAATTCATTCGTTCCATTGATTCCAGCCTGCGCCCCAATGAGCAGTACTATGTCGACATTCCGTATATGGCCGACAGCATTGCGCAGCACATTACCGTGGATGCTGACGCGGGTATGGGTGTGGGTACGGGTGCGAATACAAGTATAACCATAGATACCACCACTCGGAAGCATTTGGTGTATGACTACGTGTTCATGTTTTTCATGATGGGCAACGATTTTATGCCGCATTTTCCGAGCATGAACATTCGCACCACGGGTCCTTCCACGGTAGTTGACGCGTACCGAACCGTGTTTAAAAATCGTCTTTCGGCATCGGCTCCGAATTTCAACCACAGTTTCATCGAATTTGAGGTTGAGGGTAAAAAACAAGGGCAACGACCGCGTATCAATTGGTCCAGCGTTCGGATGTTTGTAGACCATTTGGCCGCGTCCGAACATAACCGGTTGATTGACGAGCACGCACTGCGAAATAAAAAATGCGGAGGTGGTGGTGGCGGTGGTGGTGGCGGTAGCGGAGAACGCGTAACTGACATGAAACGCGATTGGGGTGACAACTATGACACCGCGTACGACCTGATTATCAATAAATGCGAGTCGTCCGAAGACACGTTGCATTTGCCGTCGCGAGAACGCGGCCTGGAGTTTTATATCGCGCCCAATAAACCGGACTGGGAGCGGCGGTACTACCACGCGCTGTTTGATGCGCCCATTTCCGACAAGCGGTGTAAAAAATATTGTATGAATTATTTAGAAGGGCTTGAGTGGACGTTTACATATTATACATACGGCTGCATTGACTGGAAGTGGAAATACAACTACATGTACCCGCCGCTGTTACAGGATTTGGCGCGGTTTATTCCGGCACAGCCGGTACAACAACAACAACAACAACACCAACACCCGTTTCTTTTAGTGTCCAGTCCTCCCGCGCCAATTACGCCGCAGGAACAGTTAGAGTACGTGCTTCCACCTGCACTACAGTGTGCGCTTATTCCAAACCCGGAACTCTCTACCATTTCTACCACTTCTACTCAGAATCGAAACCATAGCGACGATAAAGTAAAGCGCGGGCTGCGAATCAAATGGGCGTATTGCAAATACTTTTGGGAAGCGCATTTGCATTACGAATAATGAAATTTAAACTTGTTTTTATTATTTTATACGTGTATATATAATATGTCGCACTCAATGTCTAAAAGACAACACACCTATCAACATATAGGGGTTCCAGGATATGGAACTGACGAGCATAAAAGTAACTTGTTTCAACTATTTCACGCAGACGACGCAAAAGTCAAACAAAATAAAGAGTTTATCGATGCATTGAATGCAATAAGACCGCTAATTGAGAGAAATCTTATTCAGTTAACTGCAGACCATTTACCATTTGGAGCTGCATTTAGAGTTCCTGAACATTCATATTTAGGAATATCTATGAGTAAAGACAGTTTACATGGTCAAGCAATAAACATGAGTATAGTAGATGACCTTTTTCAAATTTCACAGTGCGGAAGTAGCGGAGAAGACCTTTCCTGTTTTCTTACATACTTATACCCGCAATGGTATGCGTCAGAAAAAAATGCATCGTTTGCGTATATTTCGAGTCAGCTTAATAAAACACATTACAAAATAATCCCGCTCGAGTCATTTACAAAATCAACATTACGTTTTTTGAAATTGACATTACCAGTGTATGAATTAAAATCTGTATCTGGGTTTTTACCAGGCTTTCAAGGTACATGGGACAGTTTAATGGCTACGCCACGTGAAATCGTACATCAGTTGACGCAGGTTTCTTCACACGATGAGTTGTCACGATTAATCCAAACAGTTATTGGCCAAGGTGTACCCCTTGATGGTAATTTTTTTCGAACGTTTGCTGGAACGTGCGACCAACTCAATATCACATTTACTCAATATGAACTGTTTATTCAAGAAATGTTTCAATTACAAGATATTAAAATGAATCAACTTATGATAGAAAGTAGGTTTATTACAACGTACTGGTATAAAAATGTAGTTACTAAATTGATGACTGCGGGTATTAGCGTTACTAATGACCCAGCCAATAAAGTTTACGCATTCATTTTAGCCGTGGCGCTAGTGGATGTTATAACTCCGCTGTACATGCAACACATTGTTTCAAAGTTTGTCCATACTATCATTCTTACAGCGGATGAACATGGTTTGTCAGACGAAAATGTGAAAGACCTAAAAGATTTATCTAGACGAAATCCTTCAAGCGACCAAATAACTGATAAAGTACATGAATTATCATCACGCTTAGCACTCAATGATGCTGATAAACAAACCCTAGTTAAAAATTTATTTAACCTAAGTTTCTCATATAATGTTATTTCAGAAGTTGAAAGAAACAAAATGAATTTTGGAATCATGAATATTGAGTTAACCAATGCACTTATTGATTTTTTTAAAACATGGTATTTGAAAGATATTATTATATCAGATATTCCAACCAGAATGCTTGACGCACTTATCACCGGTTATGAAGCTGAACCCAATTCAACCGTAGAAGAACCTTATGATGATGGCAGGATGCGGATGATGTATGGAACTTCGTTTAGAAATTCAGAACAATACGTAGATTTTGACTTTGCACTATGTTTGAACATTCTATTGTTTCAATTATTTCCAAACAAAGTTGCAGGTTACTATTTGGGTCAATCCATTAGGTTACGGTCGGTCAGGCATAATATCAAAAATATAGGTACAATGAATGCAGAGTTGACGATGACTCAACTTTATAACCAACTAGATATGAAGTATAATGTACGTAGTGTAAAAAGAGTAGGTAATGAATTTGAAACACAAAGTGAAAGTGATGGCGGAGGAAGACGAAGACGAAAACGAACACGGCGAAAACGTCAAAAAAAACATATAAAATCTAAATCTAAATCTAAAACAGTATCTAAACGCAAAAAAAAGGTACAGTATCGAACCAACCGACACAACTAGTATCCAAATATTTCAAGTTCCAATTCTTCTTCGATAATATTATTTGTACTATTTGTATCAGAGAGCCGACGTGGTCGTTGAGGTTGGCCGTTGACCCATTCGCCCTGAAACACTGTGATTTCTGCACCGTTTCCAGACTTCCACAAATGTACACCTTGTCCATGCATTTTGTCATTTTCCCAGTATCCAATATGTTCGTGCCATTTTGCAAGGTGTGCATTATCTACCGCGGTTTCGCTACTGGTATACTTGTTTTGAAGTGAATACACGTAAGCAGGACTACGCAGCGTGCCTCGACCGTGACGAAGTCCATTTTCCATTTCGCCCATGTAGACGCTGCCATCTTTGTAACTGAATATTTGTTCGGTTGTCATTCGCGTATGTTTTTTTCTGGTGTGTCTCTAATTTATTAATTTATTATAATTTATTAATGTTTTTATCTCAATTTTAAATTTAAATACATTATACATAATACTGTTATTAAAATAAAATATCAAAATATCACAAACTAAAATCTGGAATGGAACCGATTGTATTGACGCGCGAAGAGTTTGAGGCGGCTTTAAACGAAAACCGGAAAAATGGATACGGCACTATCTTAAAATTTACAGCCAACTGGTGTGGTCCATGTAAAGCCATTAAATCTCTGGTTCATACACTGGTAACTGGAATTCCACCCGGTTGCAAGTTGGCGTGCTATGAAGTGGATGTAGACGAGTCGTTTGAATTGTATGCTACCATGAAACGGGCCAAACTCGTGAACGGCATTCCCACCCTCCTTTTTTATTCCGCGAAAGGAACGTCTGTACGGTCGGATGACTCTATCAGCGGGTCCAACGAGCCCGGCATTCGCGGATTTTTTGAACGAAGTATTGCAGCTTCTCTGTAAAAAAATAAAAACCACCGAATAAAAACCTGAAATAAAATATAAAGTATTTAAACTTGTCTTCAAATTATATTTTATACTTTATAAAAATGCAAAATTTAGACACCGATATTTCCAACTACGGGCTTCAAGACATTTTGAATTTGTTTGCAATTCCGGTTGCATTTAATGAAACGCACTTGAAACATGCAAAGCGCATCGTTCTGAAAACGCACCCAGACAAATGCAACTTACCGAAAGAATACTTTTTATTTTTTACAAAAGCTTACCGAATCCTGCATCAAATTTATACCATGCGTCACGAAAAAGCGCAGGGCTATGCGCACGCCGAAACGTATCGCGACTTGGATTCCGACGCCGGTGCTGGAGCCGTAAACCAAGGCAAGTTGTTAGCATCCATGTCGCCGTCTGAATTCAATCGGTGGTTCAATGCAGCGTTTGAACGCTACCGCGTACCGAATGATGAAGATGATGCCGGATACGAAGACTGGTTTCGGAATGGAGATGTAGATACAGCGTCTGGAGTTGAGGGGCCGGTTCCTAAAACACAGTGGTCGGCTTCACTTGAATCTGCACGGTCGCGCATGATGGCGCTTGTTCCGGCAGCGTCATGTGAGCCGGTTTCATACGATTGCGGCGGTGGCGGCGGCGGCAGTATACGGTACGAAGACTTGAAGCGCGCGCACACGGAAACGTTGATTCCAATAACGGAAACTGATATTCAAACGCATACTGGTTCCAGGTGCCGTAACGTGCAAGAGTTGCGTAACCAGCGCAGCACGTCAGCTTCATCTGTGGAGTTTGCACCGTTGCGCAATGCAGAGGCCATGCGTGTACTAGATAAAGAAAAAGAACGAGACGCGGAACAGTGCACGCATCGCGCATACTTGATGGCCAAACAAGACGAAATTGCGCGCGATATGAATAAAAAATTCATGAAAGAGTTTCGACTCTTGAATAACGGATGAACTGTGTTATATAACTATCCTGGAGGGGGAGGGGCGGAACACCCTTCTCCGCCATATGTAATGCTTAGATTTTGGTTTGGTGGATATTCCATACACTGTCCAGGGTCTTTGCTACGGTTACCGTTATTAACGGTAGTGGGCATAGGTTCACTTAACACAAGCAAATCGGTTGTTGCTCCTCCACTAGGTGTGTTGAGATTTAAATAGTTATATCGATTTTCGGTAATGCTGAGTAAAGTGTCCGCATTCGCTGGTACCGGCGTTGATGCTACCCCGGTCAAACGTGAATAACCTTCATATATACCTTGTGTAACATGTAGTAAGTTTTCATAATTGGGTGCAGACCGAATGTAAAAGGACACGCACCCGTTACTACCTGTTTCACCAGGCAAGCTTACACACTTTCCATTCAATTGTGTGGCTGGTGTGAAAATCCCATTACCATTTGTGCGTTTTATCCCTCCTTGAGATGCAATGTTCATAACGTTTTGATAGACTGCTCGGTTCCGTATCCGTTTGATTCTATCGCTAGAATCAGAAGTGGCTATATTTGATTGGTTTCCAAACCACCGATTGGATGAGTTGTTGATAGATAAACATGGTGTTAAAACCGGATTCACGCTCATAGGCACGGTCGTATTTACAGCAATAATAGAACCAGCATATATGTTGAACTCTACTCCAAGTATCGTTAATTTTGTTACTATATTTCCAGTAATGTCAAGTATATTTGTACCGTCGAAAGAATACACCACATTATTTATATTTACATTTTCGTTTGCGTTCATTGGAATGTATACTGATTTTCCACTTGAAATATCAGATGAACTAATGCTTACTAATTTATTGGCATTTTCATCAAGACCCAGTGGTGCTTTTATTGTAAAGGTTGCAGTAGCAACTTCACTAATCGGAGTTGCTAATAGCGCGTTAATTTCGTTTCCTGTAACCGGAACATTGACTTGTACTGCCCCAATTTCAACATTATTAATGTTTTTAAGCAGTTGCAGCTTTTGCACGGTGCTGAATGTAGGCAAGTTTATTGCTCCACTTATATTTGCATTTGTAAAATTTGTGTTTGTAGTTACCGCTCCTGAAAAATCCACATTGCTCAAATTTGCACCTGAAAACGATACGCCAGAAATGGTGGTTCCAACTAACGATGCGCCTGACAAGTCAACCGATGCGTATGACGTGCTTGACGAAACCGTTTGTCCTTGTAGTGCTGTTCTGGCTGAAGCAATTACAATCGAGCAAGTTGCGTTTGTAGGTGATTCATACGTTGCAGTAGATGCTTGAGATGCGGTAATGGTAACGGTGCCCGCGCCTTTTAAAGTTACCACACCAGTACTACCTCCCACTGTTGCAAACGATGTATTGCTGCTACTATACGTAACAGTTCCGGAACTGGCACTGCTGGCCACAACGGCAAACGATGCATCGGTAACATTTTTTGTGGTGGGCGGGCTTACAAATTCTAGCGTAGGCATTGCTTTACTCACGGTAAGCGTGTTGCTGGTTACAGTTGCGCTCAAATACTGCGCGGTCGCGGCTTGTGTGGCGTTGAAAGACACGTCGCCTGCACCGACCAAAGATATCCAGTTTCCGCACGCGTCGATTGATGCCACGTCGGGATTGCTGCTGCTATACGTGATTGCGCCGGTGCTGTTGCTGGTGGGACGGGTGGTTATAGTAAAGGATGTGTCTAAAATAGTTTTACTGGAAGCAACCGAAAATGTTGCCGACGACAGCGTTGATGTTCCGCGCGCCACCGTCAAGGTGTTGCTGGTTACAGTTGAGCTCAAATACTGCGCGGACGCGTCTTGTGTGGCATTGAAAGATACGTCGCCTGCACCAACTAGGGTTATCCAGCTGCCAGAAGCGTCAATGGTTGCTACTGAGGTGTTACTGCTACTATAAGTGACTGCACCATCACTGTTGCTTGTGGGACGGGTGGTTATCGCGAATGACGCATCGCCAAACGTTTTGCTGGAAGCAACTGTGAACGTGGCTGCTGAGAAGGTGGATGCTACTGGTGAAGGCGAACTGGAACCAGTAATAAAAACGATACCGCTTGAATTTATTCCATCTCCGCCATACAAGTCATATGTTTGTGAATTTATTATTGTCGACATTATTTTTGTATAAACTGTACCATCTTCATTTGCATTGACTTCATATACGAATGCGCCATAATTAACGTAGGTTGTACCGGATATGGTTACGGGTTCAGATTCATCGCACGCAACAATAAAACTTCCATAACTATTTGGAATAGTTGCAGTGGAAGTTATGGTGTAAGGTGAAGATACATATGTTGGAACAATAATGCGTAAAAATGTACTGGATGGAATGTTTGGGTTAATAATTGTAAGGTCTTTTGAGTGTGACAATGTAAAAACATTATTATTTTGAACTGTAAGGTCAACCCTGCGACGGTTTTCTTTTTTTCTTAGTATGTTATACTTGTCCAAGTCAGTGTAATAAGATGCCGAAATATCAAATGTTGTTGCTTCACTTTTTAAAGACACAAATGCTGTGGTTGAAGAGTATATCATAAAATTTCCAGAGACCAACTGTTCCGACGATACGTAACGTGTATCACTTCCATATTCCGATTGTCCCCATGTAACAACACTTCCGTCCGTTTTTAAAGCTGTAAAAGCTGCACCTTCGTATACACTGTTTGTGGAATACACCGCCACAACGTTTGAAGATAAGTCAGAAGATACCGAACTTGAGTTTCCACCGTATAAAGAGTTTCCGTATGTTATAACGCTTCCATTTGTTTTTAAAAATGCATATGCGCTAACTGTTGAATAGACTGCAACAACATTAGAATACAAACTTGATATATTCGTATTCGTACTACTATGTCCCCACATGACAACACTTCCATTCGTTTTTAATGCCGCAAAGTTATATTCAGTCGAATAGACAGCTAGAACTTCGGAACTTAAACTAGATACTGAACTAGAATCCCCGCCATAATTTGAATCTCCCCATGTAACAACGCTGCCATCGCTTTTCAGCGCTGCAAATGCAAGTCTAGACGAATAAATTGAAATAACTCCAGATATTAAGTTTAATGCTACTGAACTGGAGTCGCCGCCAGAACTTGAGTTACCCCATGTTATAACACTGCCGTCATCTTTCAAAGCTGCAAATGCATTCAGAGTAGAATATATTACAACAACTCCAGATGACAAACTATAAGCAATTGAATCTGAATCAAACAATCCTCCATTAGCTGAGTCACCCCACACTACCACACTACCATTGCGTTTTAAAGCTGCAAAAGCATATTCATTAGAATAAATCGCCACAACTCCTGATTCTAAACTAGACGATACTGAGCTTGAGTCTCCAGCTAAAGTTGATTCGTATCCCCATGTAACAACACTGCCATTACTTTTCAATGCAGCAAAAGCATAAAAATTAGAATAAATTTCAACCACATTTATTAACGAATCAACCGGTGGCAGTATTTCAAATCCCCATGAAACAACAGTCCCATTTGTTTTTAAAGCCGCAAAGGCAGTAAAAGTAGAATAAATCGATACAACTTCAGATGTTAAATCGTTGCTAACGATACTTGTGTCCCCTCCAGCATCAGGGTCGCCCCATGTAACCACGCTCCCATTCGTTTTTAAAGCTGCAAATGTATTTTCATTAGAATATACTGCTATAACACCTGAAGATAAATCTGCGTCAGATGGTACTTGGTATGTTAAATCCGAACTTATACCACCTCCCCATAGAAAAACACTTCCAGTTACAAAACTTTTTGTTGTATAGTTTCTACTTTTAAATGGATAACTGTAAAAAATTCCGTTATATTGTTCAATTGCTTCTGTGAAATATATGTCTTTTAGGTTTACGCCCGTATGCGACTCCAGGAACCAGTCTCCGCCAAGCGAGGATGCGCCCGTGTCGTCCGTGGATGCGCGAATAGTGACACCCGTCTGCGTGGTAAGCGTGTCTATCACATACTTCCAGTTTGTATCGGAGTACAAGGCGCAGGCCATCATGTCAAAATAGGTGGCATTGACTTCCGGGGTTGTTTTGCACCAGCTTATAAAGTCGCGCAACTCCGTCCATGTTTCAAGTATAGGGTCTTGAACTGCCACATTGAATACTCGGCTTCCAGCGCCGCCTGCGAACAACCTGTATTGATGTAAGCCATAGTTGTGTTGCACTAAGCCGATATGGGTAGCGCCAGCTACGCTTTGGCGTTGTATTTTTGCTTTAATGTCTTCCACGGTTTCTGTATAATAGTCAAAAACAATAGGAACGCATAGTTCAGGATTCACTGCAGATACAATCGTTTCGTACGCTTCGACGCGCTTATCAACAAGAAGAATGTTTTTGGACATAGCTAGCTTAGTGTACCCGTATATTTTATTTTTTTTATTTAGTTACTCATGTTTTTTTTTATTATGAAATATTAATACATCAATACATTAAAATATATAACATAATTCAAATATAAATCAAATAATAAATGATAGAAACGAGCGATTTAGTCAAACTCTTTGTCGCATACGGCGTACTCATGACAATTGGCGTACTGTACGACAGATATAAGCGAAAAGAAGAAAAGCAAGATAGAATGACGGATTATGATTTGATACAAAAATATTTATTGAATGACGACTCCACGCTTACATCCAGCAAGAAGCCGATTCTCTGGATACACATTGACTTGGAGAAGAATGCGCGCAACTGGGAATCTTTTGGTTCACGCACGTCCATGGAACTCAACCAGCCGTACCAATTTTTAACGGTGCGCAGCCTCATTCAAAAATGCGGCGACTCGTTTAACGTATGCCTCATTGACGACTCATCGTTTCACAAGGTGATTCCTGGGTGGTCCACCAAAGTGAATAATTTACCGGCGCCAATCAGCGGCCACTTGCGCGAACTTGCAATTGCGAACTTGTTGTACACGTACGGCGGCCTGGTTATGCCGTCGTCATTCATTTGTTTTTATAACTTGTATCCAACGTACAAGGAGTATACGGAAAAGTATGATGCGTTTGTCGGCGAGTTGCCGGCGCGCACCAGCGTGACATCGCAAATGAAGTTCTTTCCATCCACACGGGTTATGGGTTGTAAGCGCGAATGCCCGGCAATCCAAGCATATATTTCTCATCTGGAAC